AAAGGCCAAAAGGGATTGGCCTCAAGTGTCGCTGGTCCCAAGGGCCAAAAGGGGTTGGCTTCAAGTGTCGCTGGTCCCAAGGGCCAAAAGGGGTTGGCCTCAAGTGTCGCTGGTCCCAAGGGTCAAAAGGGACTTGCTTCGAGCACCGCTGGTCCCGCTGGATCCGCTGGACCTAAGGGTCAAAAGGGACTTGCTTCGAGTACCGCTGGTCCCGCTGGTCCCGCTGGATCCGCTGGATCTAAGGGTCAAAAAGGAGAGGAAGGAAGCGGTGGTTCAGTTACCGCGGGACCCGGAATTAATGTATCTTTAGGTCAAGTTTCGTTGGATTATACTGGTGAGAGTAGCAACTTTATAAATTCTGCGGCCACAGGAACAACAGTAAGTGCGACAGCTGATTATGTTTTATTCGAAGACGTAACTAGTACCGATACCGTCAAGAAGTGTTTACTTAAATATTTGCCATTTCCTCGAAGTCTATCTATAAGCTCACCTAGCAGCTGTCAAGTTAGGCTGAGTTGGACAATAGGCACTAGTAACTTTACTAGTACAACAACTGTTATTGGGTGTAGCGGAGGAGGAGGATCGTAATGACTATATTAGAATTAACAAATAAAAAAGAAGAATTGCTAACGCAAATAACAAGCAACGCTGATTGGAGTAGTTTACATGCCATAAGCGCATTGAGCGCAGAGTTGGAGTACGATCCACAGTACGAACAAGCTGAGGGAGGAATAGAGAACGACGGAGACGATCGCAGGGTATCTGTCGGCGTCAAAGGTTCTCAAAATAAGCTGGCGAGCAGTAATCGCGAAATGGCGGCCGACCATCTTGTAGAAGAAAACGGACAATCCGATGCAGAAATTTACGAGTGGGCTTTCAGCAAAGACGACTGGCTGGCTGGGGCGAAACTGTTAATGGAAATTGAATGGCTAGAGGGAATTAAAAGTAAATTATGAGTATTGAATTTACATGGGTACAACGGCGGCCAGCTATTAATGCTGGGGATGATAATGTGTGCCAATGGTTACTTCATTTGAGAGCGGTAGATGGTGAGGCAGCTTCTTACATTAGCGAGACAGTCGACATAACTAAAGATCAAAAACCTATAGGCGATTGGCTTCCGGCAGATATAGAGGCAATGAGTGAAGCGTATCGTCGTATAAACAAATGGGATACAACACTAACTTCTGACATAGAAGAACAATTGAGTGCACCAAGGACGGTAGATGGCTGGAACGAGGAAACTTTAAGTGTCGATACCTAAAGTTATTCATCAAGTTTGGGGCGGGCCGATGCCGTTGGGGATACAGGAGTGTCTGGATTCCGTGAAACGGGTCATGCCCGATTATGATGTGGTGGTTCACAAGAAAGAAGATATGGACGAGCTAGTGCCGGAACAGTTCAGTTTAGTGGAAAGGACTAATCTTTATCGCAACCGACTGTTATATTCCCAAGGAGGATGGTGGGTGGATGCTGATTGTTACGTCTTGCGGCCATTTAATTCAGACCAATCTTGCTCATTTGGGACACAAGAGAGGTCGACTAATTATACCCCTCCGTTGGTGGTGGATTGGGCCTTCGGCTCTGAAGCGGGAAACCCAGACCTAGTTGGGGTTCTAAGGCGTCTAGCTCCATCAGTATTAAACCGAAGATCTAGTTCAGGGCAAACTACCGAAATGTTACCGTTGGGTGAGCATATGGCTAAGGAGTTAGGGGGTAAAAAGCTCGAGCCATGCCATGTTTACGGTAGTAGAAGATTTTCCCATAGGAAACCTAGTAAAATGATACAGCGAGACGCTACATTAGTTCATTTATTTTTAGGCTCGTGGTACGCTAAAGACTGGAGAAACGGCGTTATAGACAAAGTAAAAGAAGTGGAGAAGTGGTAAATTCAATATCTCCAGTTTATAATTCCATAGTCATGCCTGTTGTCGGCGTGAAATAAAACTCTCTTGTATCCTAGGTTTTTGACAAAAGATATATCTGCGTCCCCTTTTTCATTATAGGGGTTCGGGTTATCTTCTATAATTTTTCTTTTTATAAGATAGCACGCTCCGACAAAAGGTACAGTCCAGCATTTTTTATCTTTCCTTTCTAGGATGTCGAAATAATTATCGGACTGTTTGTAATATCCGCTTTCGGAGAAAGCTCCCCAAAAATTAGACTGATTAGAAACTTTTCCGTTTATTGTCTCTCTTAAGACCGGAGCTACTACGTTTTTGTTTGTTTTTATTAGCTCGTTGAGGGTTTCTGGATTTCTCAACAAGCAAAGGTTCTCTATATAAAAGTGGTAATCGTAATTGTAGTTAAGGGACTCTTTAAATATTCGATTTCTTTTTGGCCCTTCGCGCTCATTTGTTGGGCTGTATAACACCTCTTTGTAATCGTTAACGTCTATAGCTTCTTTTATGGTTTTTAGTTTATCTTGAGAGTCTTCTATATGGAGTATTATATTGGATTTAGGAAAGTTGAGATCTCTAACGTAGTTGAAGAACTTCCCCCAATTAGCGCTATCTAAGTTAGAGACGCAGTAAAGAGAAATATAAACAATAGGATTGTCTATAAGTTTACCAGTTGGTGAAAATGAAAAATCAGAGCTCCAACCTTTAGTTAGGTAATTGGATAAAGCCCAAAACTTTTCCTTACTAGAGTTTCCGTGCGCCACCAACGGTCTCGTGTTAGTGACCGTGTTATGCAGTCTTCCTCCTTCGATTGTTACGTCGTCGTAGGACCACCCCAAGCATTGAAAAATTTCACATTTGTAATCTAAAGAAATCAACCTCTTGTGTCTTCCGTTTAGGAATTCGAGGGTATAGTATAGTTGGTCGTCCGATATGTTAGGTAAGCTGTCATCCTTGGCTCGTTGAGTTATTTTACTTAAGTCTTTAGCGTAACCTATGAAGGATCCTGAGTTTAAGTATCTATAGTGATAAGGAGACTCTGGGTATCTGTTAGCTAAGGACCTGTCGGGCCAACAAGACTGTTCCGCCGCAAACAAGGTGGGAATGTTTTTCGATAGAAATAACTCTACGATACGTTTCAAGCTATCTAAGAATAAAATATCATAGCCATCCACAAATAGAACTATGGCGTTAGGGTCTTTTTTTAGCTTTTCTAGCTCTGGGATTAGTAGGTTGATTTTTTGTCCTCCCCCGGGGTCGCTCACCATATCTCCTCCTCCCCAAGGGGAATCTAGCCCTAATATTTTCAAGGGGATTTCGTTTGCTACCGATGTCCTTATATGTTTTTCCAGACCTTCGTTTAACGCGTTGTCAGCTACCGTGTAGCAGTATATGTTTTTTTTATATAAGCTTACGCATGAAGTATCTTTCTCTATGTCTGAGTTGTACCCTTGAGGTAAGGCTTGTTGCCAAATTTCGAACTTGCCGAGGTTAGAAGATAAAGCTTTTATAACCGGGGTAAAAACTTCAGAAAAATCCTTTCTCCTATGCTTAGTCCAACAGGCGGCTAAGAATTCATCTGGCGTTACTAAGTTTTCTAATATCTTGGTTGACAGGAGCTTTGAGGCTCCCTCTTTTCCTATAATGTAAGCGTGGGTGTTGTACGAGAAAGCGGGCTTAACAAAAAGTTCTTCTCCGTCTACTGGCTCTTCTTTATTTTTCGAGACTTTGTTTCTCCCTAAGTAGAGAACATCTGTATCGGGGCATTTGGGTAATGACTTTGTTATAAACTTTTTAAGTTCGCCGGAATGCCAAAAAGCGTCGTCTTCTAATATAAGGGCTGTTTCGTTTTTCGATACTATCTCTTTCCATAAGTGTAAATGACTCAGAGTGCAGCCTATTTCTGGGCTTCTAACTTCTCTGTTGTCCCAGCCGGAAAAATTAAATCCTTGAAAACTGCTAGTTTCAGACGTTTTCCATTTAGGGTAAACTTTACATTTTTGTTCGAGTAACCAGTGTTGAAGCAGGTTGACATCGATATTCCTAAAATCAAAAGCCTCTACGAACTTTATAGGAACGCAGAGGCCTTCTTCGAGGAGTAATTTAGATATTCTGTCTTTTTTTTCTCTTCTAGCTTTGAGGTTTAAGACGTATATCCTGTTTATGGAAAGCATCTATCTATATTAGCCCAATTTATTGATTCTTTCTATCAATTTGAACGTCAGGCTTTTGGGGATGTCCTCTAGCTCCGTGATTCCCTCTGGGTCTTGAACCATCTCCTCTTTAGCTATCTTGCTTATGACATCTTCGAAGCTTACTCCTTTTTCTTTCATTTTTTTAGCTAAAAGAAAACTTGGATTAGCCAAAGCGTTCCGCTTTGATTTAACTGAGGCTGGGGCCGAGGAGCTTCCTGACGATGATGAAGATCCTGACGATGGTGAAGATCCTGACATTTCGTCCCAAGAGACGATGTTAATCTTTAAGAAGTTCCTTACGCATCGGCAAAAGGATCTGTTTTCCGCCATTTCAACTAGGTATAGCTTTCCGAATCCATTGGTATTATCTACCGTAGCGGAGCTCATGGACTGAAACGTTACCTCCCTGTTTTCTGTTTCGTAATTCGGTGTCCATTTTATAGTGCAGGAGGCCGCTGCGTATTCGAGAGATGCAAATTTTATATCGTACCCAACGTCTACGAACCCTCTTATTTGGGCGAGATCTTTTATTCCCCCTAAAAGGATTATTAAGTCTCTGTCTTGCAGTTGGCTCACGTCCGTCTCTTGGGTCCTCTGCCTATTCGGCACTAAAAATTCAGACTTAACCATTTTCCTCCAATCTACTAGTCCGTTTTCTTGGTAAACGTAGTCTAGCCCCTCCGTTAGTCCGTACTCGTTGCGTTTGATTACCTTGGGAGGAGTGGATTTGCTTGTGGTTTTGGTCTTAGCAGCCATGAGGGTATCCTACTGTGTCTTTGCTGAAGAGTCAAGCTTTTTCTCTACCAGAAAGCAGAGGAAGTCGGCCTCCTCCCAAAAGAGGTCTTCGTTTTCTGGGTTTAGCTCTACTTTTGTGATTTTTTTGGTTAATTTCTCTATAGGTTTATCTGTTTTCCACCCATATTCTGAGTCATAAATTTTTCCTCTAGATAATATAAACTTATTGGGCAAATAAAATAATTTATTAATATCAACGCCCTCTAGTTGTTTTATATTTTCCTTTTTCGTTATACTCTCACTGTTTACTATTGTTAAGCTATCTAAAAACTCAAACTTTAGATCGTTTAACTCTTCGCCTTCGAGCTGACTCATGACTTCAAGGGGTACGGGTATTTGAGTTAAGGTTTCTACAAACTCTATCATAGAGTTATCTTTCACTCTGCATATGACTTTTATTATTTTGTCTTTATTTGCCTTTACCAAGGCGATGCTGATTGGCTTGTCAGTTACTATAACGCATTTGTTTTTGTCAAAAACAGGAAGAAGGTTCTCTTCGCTAAAGTGCAAGTCCATTCTAACCACCAAAGGGTTTACTTCTGGGAGGCTAGTTACCGCGTCAGGTATATACTCTATGATAGTTTGCTTGTATTGTTTACCTAGGTAGATTATCTCGTAGTCATAGTCGAAATCTATTTCCAACAGCTTGCAAACAGATGAGGTTATTACGTCGGGAAATATCGTATTTATAGTCTTGGGGAACTCCTCCTTTGCGTATGTCGGCTTGTCTCCCCCTTTGTCCGAATCTAAAAGTATAAAGTCTGAATCTTCCGACCAGTATGGAGCAGAGTTTTGAGGTGGAGCGTTAGAGTATAAACCCACTATCTTTCTTCCGTAATGTGACGCTATATGAATAGGAAAGCTATCAATACCAACATGACATAAGGAATTTTTTATAATATATGCCGTTTGAGAGATAGAGGTTTGGCCATTTAGGCAAATAATGTTTTGGAGAGCTTTATCTTCCTTAGTGCCTACTTGCACGATAGTTATACCGTGTGGGGAGAGGAACTTGTTTAAAAAGTCTACCGTGTCTTGCCAATAGTCGTAGGTTCTAGAGTCGAACTTGCCGTCTCCTGTATGCAAAGTTATGTATTTACTAGCAGGGACAGCAAAAAATCTCTCTAAAATAAAAGGCTTGTCTATTTTTAGTCCGGAACTTGTAGAGTAAGCTTCTAGTATATGCATCAGTTCTTTAGGTCAAAGTTTATTTTGTCTACACCGTTGTGTTGGTAGTTGAAAAGCTTCTGCGTTCCTATAAAAGGCAAAAAAGCTATTTCAAAATAACCTTTATGATTCCCGCACCCCTCCAGCCATAACAACTTATCCATTTGAGGGAAGTAAGGGATAGCCTTGTATACGTAAGGGTTGCCGTCTAGAAGCGGAAAGTTCCCCCTGTTGGTCGCTACATATAGATTGTAATCTGGGTAAGTGCTATTAAGGGCTTTAAACAAAGCCGTAGACATAAACACGTCCCCCATGCTTTCCGGTATAACGTATAGAATTCTTTTTCCCTCGTCGTCGTCTAGGAATTCATTTAGGTCAAATTTCTTAAGCTTAGCGTTCGCCTCCGCGGCTGTCCTTCTGAAAAATTCTTCTACTTTTTTTGGCTCAACTCCCTTCTGCATTTGGTTTATCCAGTATTGATACCCTTCGTCTTCTATGGTTATGCGGCGTCTTCTAAGGACGTTCTTATACATTGAAAGAAGCCATTCGCTTGTGTTGCTTGGGTCGACTTCAACCTTAGCTTCTGGGTCGTTCTTTTCTGCCTCTATTTTTATCTCAGAGTAGTCCGCTTTTGGCGCGCCGTCTATAAATCGCTCTATACGCTTGGCGGTTTTTTCTACCGAGAAGTTGTCAATAGCCCACTGTCTGGATAGCTTTTCTTTTTCTCTTTTTTCTTTTTCGCCCATTTTGTAGACGCTAGTTAACCCTTCGCAAATAGAACTTGGGTAAGTGCTAGCTTTTCTAAAAAGAGTTTGAATTTCTCTATACTCGCCCCATTCCAGAGGGATAGATTGAGACCCTTCTTCGCAGCTTTTTTCCCCGCAGCTATAATTAGTCACTAGAGTAATGAGCTCTGCCATCTTAGCTTCTTGTATGGGTATTTCTTGCCCTCCGCTGGTAAACGGGTGGCAGTAAACGTCCATTAAGTTGTAGATTTCATTGAGTTCGTTTTCCGTGACTCCGTTAAGTATATTAGATGTAACTTGACTTTTTTTATTTCCGCAAGATAGGCAGTCTAACCCCTGTCCTTGAAAAGCCTTTACTTCGTACTCGTGGCACTGGGAGCATTTATACGTAGTTAAAATGTCCGAGTGTTGGACGTTGTATTCGTCGGCAAGTCTTAATATGTTCCAACCCTCATCCCAGTGAGTGTGAAGCAGTAGCTTTCCTGAGCTTCCTGTTTGAGCTTTCCACATGGAGAAGCCCTCTATCAGGTTTGGCACTAGCTTCCTTAGCTGGTTTCTAAAGACGAAACCTATTACGAACTCGTCATGGCGTATTTTAAATTTTTTTCTGAGGGCTTTTCTTTTTTCTTCTTCGAGCCTCCTGAAGCTTGAATGATCTATGCAGCCATGCAGGGTTTCAACTTGGCCAAAGCCTAGCCTCTTAAGCTCTTTCTCTGCGAAGTTACTCCATACCCAGAAGTTTTTAGCTTCTTTTGCGCATTTTATAGCAGTGGGGATAATCGGCAGGGAGTCTAGGGTCGTCCATATTGCCGAGGTGATCTCATTGAACCATGCTTTCTCCAAGGCGAAGTCAACGCCCCAGATATCCTGACACCCTATGTATACATCGGGTTTTTCGTCTTTTATAACTTTATCTATGAGGTCGGCCCCGTAAGAAGTCCTTCTGGCTTGCTCCGGGTCAGGGCTTGTTGGCTGGTTGGGGGGTATAGTTCCTATGCTTTTCCAAGGCGTGGCCCGAAGCTTAGGGTCGTTAGCTACTGTCCCGCAGCAGTAATGGACTATGTCGTATTTCTTTGTTTTATATAAATACGATAAAAGGGCCTTGGCGTTTCGGCCAAAGCCCGTTTTCATTAAAGCGAAATCGCTTTGAAATATTAGCTTCTTTTTACCATTCTTGGTCATCTAGTGGGTCTGCTTTTTGTGGCTCGGGTTTCGGTTCAGATTTCTGTGGTTCTTTAGGTTCGGCTTCTGCTTTATTATTTTTACCGGTATAGGCTGTTTTTTCAAAGATTCTTTCTAAAGAGTAGATTAAGAACTGCTTTAGCATTCTAGCCTCTGGGTAATATAAGCCTATGACAAAGCTGATTTTATTGGTTGAATCCTCTTTGTCTTCTTTATTTACGGAGAAGGAGTACCCTACTTGTTTATTGTCTTTCTTGCTGACGTACGGCGCAAATTTAAATTTTACTATTTGGTTTTTACTTCCGTGGTAGCCGCCGTATTCGGCGTTTCTTTCAATTGCGTCTACTATACCTGAAGCTTCAACCATGCTGAATTTAACCATGACTTTAGCTCTTGGGTTGTCTTTATTCTTTACGAAGCTTCCGATTCTCCTGTCGGCATTCCAAGAATCCTGCTTGATGAACGAAGAAAAAAAGGCTTTCTCTTCCGTGGAACTCCAAAAGGAGCAGGCGCTCCCAGTGACTTTAGGGTTAGGTTTATAGAACTGAATCATAACAAAGGAGGCACTTTAAGTCTTTTCTGTTTCTAAGTCAAGACTTTTTCTGCTTTAAGATCAGAAAGTTTTGTAAAGATCTTATTGCTTTGGACGACTATTACGTCTGCGAATACAGCTTCGTCTACTTTGGTTCCCCTGATTATAACGATATTCTTTTCTCGGGGTAGGCCGTCATTCGCTACTTTGCATTGTTCTAATTTCTCTTTGAAGATTAAAACTTTCGTAAATCCTGTTTCGTCGGAGATTGCTAGTCGGCAATATTTGTTACCCTTCTTAGAGCTTCCTGAGTAGGGTTTTTCGTCCACCGTACCTATGAAGGCTACTTTAGTCTGTAGGTCCGCCTCTTCGATTTCCCTTATGCTCATCAGCCCTTCGCGCTTACTTTTAAATATATCCTTCAGCATTCTTCCGTGCGTATACCCTAGTAAGTGTTTTTCGTAGTACCAGTTAGCGAAACTTTCTGATTTTTTGTTTTGGGCATATATGTCTCTGTATGGGGCGCATTTTTTTCTTATAGTTCCCATTCTGGACTCTCTAATTAGCGGTTTTCCTTTATCGTCTTTTTTTGAATCTAGAAGTTTTAAGAGGGCGACTAAGTCGTAGCTTCCTCCCTCGGAGTATTTCATGCATAACTGCTTTTCCTTTTGGGTTAGTATGTTCCAGAGCTGAGCTTCGTATACGACCTTGGTTCTGGATTGTTTGAAGCCTTCTAACGCTCCCGCCTGTATGAGGGCGCAAAGCGTTCCTATGTTAAGGATAGCCTCACTTGCCGCTTGGAAGATTTCGAACTTATTTGCGTACTCGTTTTTAAAATCATTAAGTCGGTCTATGGATTTATCCGATATGCCTTTTATAGAAAGTAAGCCAAACCTTATGTCGTCTCCTTCGATTGAGAAGTCTAACTTAGACTTAACTATATGCGGGGCGAGAAGTTTAATATTGAAAAGGCTTAGTTCTCTTTCTATTTTTGATATTTCTTTAATTGGGTCTGGTTCATGGCGAGTCATCTTAAGGAGGGATAGGAAGAACTCCTTTGGGTGTTTGAATTTTAGGTAGGCAGTCGCTGCCGATAAGGAAGCGTAAGCTATAGAATGAGACTTGTTGAAGGAGTAGTTCGCTGAGTCCTCCAAGACTCCCCACAATACGTCTCCTACGTCGACTTCACCTTTATTGCCCGTCCATTCGGAGGAGAGCCTGTTCTCTTTTACTTTCTCTCGGATTTTCTTTTTCCACTGCTTGACTTCTTTGATTTTCTTCTTACCTACTATCCTTCTTAGTATCTCCGCCTCGTCCAATGTGAAGCCGACTTTGTTTGCCATTTGCATCATTTGCTCTTGGTACAAGCAAACACCACCGGTTGTGGATAAAATGTCGTCAAATAAGGGGTGTATCGCTTCGTAGCTGTCGTTGTTGGTGTAGTTGGCGTATTGATCTACAAAGGCGAGTGCTCCCGGTCTCCCTAGCGCAAGTACCGCGCTTAGCTCTTCAAGGTTGCGGGGTTTAACTTTTTGGCAAACCCTGAAGTTGGTGTCGGCCTCTATCTGGAATAGCCCATGTGGGGCACGTAGGTCTTGTAGCTGCTGGTAAATGAAAGGATCGTTTAAATCTATATCCTTTACGTCTATGCCTATCTCTTTGCATGCGTTATCAACGACAGATACGCTTCTTAGCCCTAAGATGTCTAATTTGACATTGAACAACGAGACCCAGTTCATGTCGTAAGAAGACACGATGTCTTTATCTGATGTGAGCTCGGTGGGGCAGCCCTCTTCTATATTGTCGTAAGACAACAATACTCCGGATGGGTGGGAGCCTTTATTCTTTATCAGGTTCCTTAGTCTGAGCGCCGTCTTGTATACCTTTTCGTTTTCTCCGCACCAGCTATCGAAGTCTTCGGCCTCTTCTCTCGCCTCCTCTATGTCTTTAACCTTGCCGAATACCTTAGGGATAAAAGAGGAGACAGTGTTCATTTCGGACTCCTCTTTTCCTGCTACTATTTTTCCACACTCCTTCATTAGCAGTTTACCGCTAAGGGTGTTTAAGGTTAAAATTTTAGAGGTTTTGCCTTTGAATTTAGTATCCAAATACTCCAAGACCTTACTTCTGTTATAGTAGCAAACGTCGATGTCTACATCACACATTAGTGATCCGTCCAAATAGGTAATATCGTCAATAATTTGCTTTTTAGCTCTTGTCTTAGAAATAAACCTCTCAAAGAATAGGTTGTATTTTATTGGGTCTATCTTGGTTACCCCTATCCAGTAAAGCACAAGGCTTCCTGCTGCTGAGCCTCTTCCTAGGCCAACTGGTATTTCGTTTTTATTACAAAAATTAATAACGTCCCAAACTAAAAGTATATAATCAACGAAACCCAAGTCTTCAAGCGTATCTAATTCGTACTTTGTTCTGTTCGTGTACTCTTCGGCTTTAGTCGGCTCGATCTCCTTGCTTAAAAGTTTTTTTTCGTAGCCCTCGAAACATAAAGACTTAAGGAAGCTTAAGTTGTCTACGTTTGTTTTATTTTCTTCTACTTTGAATTCAGGCAACCTAACCCCATGCATATCTATTTTTATGGGTCTAAATTGTTTTGTAAATTTTTCACTCATTTCTTTTGCCTTCTTTTATTCCTATTCTTTTTAATATTTGCTTCAGGGACTTGACGGCTTCTTCGTCCGACAACCTATAAAACACGTTTGACCTGTCGGCGTTTTCTTCTCCCGATCTTTTAATTGTTACTATAAAATAATCGTACTCTTGGTCTTCGAGTTTATCTTTGAGGTCGTATACGAAATCTAAAGACATGTTAAACTTCGACGCTCCATTTTATCTTATTCCAGACTTTTAGGTTGAGTTTCAAATCTACTAGTGCGTCGTGCAGGTTATCGTAGTCGTGTTCTATATTGTACTCTTTCCCTAGGGCCTTAAGGTTCGACCTCACTCCTTTTTGCCTTTTGTGTAGTATTTTGTATTGATAGGCGGTAAGGGAATCTACTTTTCTGTTGTAGGGTATTCCGTATTTTATACCCCTAGCTAGGTAGTTGGTGTCTATAATCTTGTCAACTAGGTGGCTATAGCTCCTACCCATTGATCTGTAGAGGCTTTTTATTAAAAAGATATCGAACCCTAATAAATTGTGCCCGGCGATGTAGTCGCAGTTATCGAGCTGTTCTGATATTATGCTGAAGGCTTGAATCTTGTCTATCGCCTTTGACTCATGTAGCTTGCGGTTGAATCTGGTTATCTGTGCGGCCTCTTTGCTTATTTTGAGGTCGGTGTCCCACTTTATATGTATGTCCCATGAGTTGACAGCTTTGTCGCCTTTACATCTTATCATTGCTATCTGCCAAGGCAGGTTGTGAACCTCGTTAAGGCAAAGGTTGAAGGTCTCGCAGTCTATGAAGACTATTTCCTTCTCTTTATCGTATCTAAGAAGATCTTCGTCCATTACTTTACCTTGCTTCTAATTGCTCTTGGAAATTTGCATCATACTTTCCTGAGTCTAATTTATTAAGAAACGCCTTAAGCATAATTGCAGATTCTGATTCCACTTCTAAAAAACGTCCTTTTTTATCTCTGCCTTGGGGTTCAACAAGGAACTTGCTTAGGAGTCTTGTTTCCTGACATTCCGAACCTGTGAAATCGGGAATTCCCCAACACAAATCAAACCACTCTGTTTTTCCTTCCAGCGTAGGCCAATTCTCGAAGCCCCCCTCGTATCCATTTTCGTGCCTAATATTGCAGTAGTCATACTCTTTATGAAGGGACTCTTCCGATAGCTTGGTCGATTCTCTTTTGGCAGCTATAATTCTAAAACTACCCTTCCAGTCTGTTACATTTTCGTATTTCCGGCTTAGCTTTGAGAGTCTAGCTTCAGGGCGATGAGATCTGCCTATCTTATAAATAGCCTTACAACCCCAAGGATATTCATCTAGAAACGTCCATTTCATTACGTAGACATACTTATTGAGGTAATCTTCTTGATGGGCCTGTATCCAAGTTAAGCCTTCCAAATCGCCCTTGTCAACAAGGAGATTCCTAAGGGTTTGGTATCTTTTGAGGTTTCTTTTGTAATCCATTATACTGACAGTTTATGAATTGGAATATTATAGCAATCGGCCTTAAAGATGAAGTTATTGTCGGGGTCGACTTCTCCTTTTTTATGAAAGATGGCGGTTTCATAAAATTCCTTTTTGCTTATTTTGCCTAAATACCAAGCTTCTTTTAGGTCGTCCAATACGCTTACGAAAGCGTACTCGTCGCAGTCTTGTCTGGTGTTGAAGTCAGCAACCGAACATTCGTAGTAATTTCTTGGGGGTACGGTTCTTTCTTTTGTTTTAACGTCCACCTTGGTTTCTCCGTAGACGATATCGTAGTCGTAGGTATCTTCTATCTCGCCTCCGAGGACATGCTTGGCTACCTCTTCGCCTATATAAGCTACCATTTTGCCTTCCCCTTTTCTTATAGAGTTGTTGAGTAGCGGCAGCTTCTCAGCTCTTACCTTTGCTCTATCTAGCGCCGTTTTAGTTATTTTGAATTTTCTCATTATAGCTCTCGAAGCAAAATTCGTCAGAACACATATGATCCATGTTTGGTTTATCTAACGTCGTCCTCTTTCCTATGCACTTAAATGTTAGATAATCTTTGAAGTCCTTTTTGTTTTTATAGAAGATACTTTTGGTATTAACGATTTCATGCTTGTCTCCGGCGTACTGTTTTACCTTGGCTTTCACTAGGTGGTCGAATGGAACGTCGTTGTCTTCAATGAAAAAGGTTAAGGGGATCGAATTCGTGTCCGGTATACATACCGAGGTCGTTAGGAGATTCTTAAATAAGAAGGAGTCGTAGAATGGCACGCAGAGGGAAAGGTGTTTGTTGTCCCAGTTCGATTTGATTGCGCTGTAATCCAGTCTGGGTTCGTAATAGAAGCCTTCTTTTGCCGCTATGCTGTAGAGCTTGATTAGTTTTTTATATCCTTGAGAGTCTTTAGCAAATATTATAAACTTACATGAGTTCTCTACTGATTCTGCGTTTTTTGTTTCTATGTTTCCGCATACAGTAACCCTTATCCCAAAGTGAAGCCCTATCTTAGCTTCCTTAAGGTTGCTATAGGCTTCTAAGAGTCCACTCATTGTGTCCTCGACTACAAAAACTTTTTTGATTTCGGCTGAGTGAGCTATGTCGACGATTGAATCCGGCTCGTTCTCCTTGGAAGAGCCTAGCCCCCTGAAGGTGAGAACTGACCTGCCGATGCTATAATGTGACTTGAATAATGGAACGAGATCCATGGGTATACCTTATGCGGTTTCTGGGGTTAAGTCAAGCTTTTAAAAGTCCAAAGGGTCTTCCCCTTTACTGGCCCAAGCTGGGCAGCCTTCGTACTTGGCTTTTTCGACAGTCTCGTTTTCGTTTGCTTCAAGGTCGTCTTTAAAGGAGGATCTAAGAACCTTCCCTTCTCCATCTACGACCCTATAGTAGTCGAAGGGGTCTATGTAGGGGCATCTCCAAGTTCTTCCGGCCTTGCATAGCCACTGCACTTTTCTCTTGTCTTTCGCGTAGCTAGTTTTGCCGAGCTCTTCGTCAAAGTTATTTATAATTTCGTAAACATGACCTAGGTAAGACTCTAGCCCTTTGAGTTCTTCGTCTGTGAATTCAAGTTCCTGTGTGGGTGCCTTAGGGAATCTGAGGAATAAAAACTCGACTTTGGGTTTTAGCTCTGGCCAAGCCTTCTTGGCGGCTAATGAGTATATCATCGCCTGCATGTTCCCGCAAAGTTCGTCTTTTGAGAATTTCTTTTTGCTTGATTTGTAGTCTACAATTTTTACCTCTTTGGACCCTTCGTACCTTATAGGCTTGTCTATAAAGCCTCTGGCTTTGTACTTTGGGTTTTCATTCTCAAGGAGGAACTCGTACTCTGGCTCGATTACTTCTCCTCCTTTTCCGAAAAAGTCATGCTTAAGCCCTACTACTATCATTTTATCTAATAGGTCGTAATTTTCGGGGCTGGTCATGGGTAGGTCGTGTTTCTTTTCGAACTTGCGGCAATACTTTTCGACCATCCTTCTTACTGCTGGGCTGGCAGATAGGGAGAAGTTTTTATATATTGCGTTGAAGTGACTAATGTGCCTTGGGTTTAGCAATAGCTCAAACACCAAATGCACTATAGTACCCCTCAGAGCCCCTTCGTTTTGTTTTTGGGGCAACTTTAGGTGGTAGTTGCACCAATATATCCAAGTGCAATTCTCGAGGGTTTTCGTTCTCGAGGCTGATATTATTCTTTCGTCTGCCATTTTAGTATCTCCTCAGTATTCATTTCTCCGAAGTCGTTCTTTGTCGGTAGCTTTATTTCCAGTTGGCGTTTATCAAAGTATTTAGAAAGCTTCTTGTACGTTTTGTCTGCCGCAATGTTTCCGGCGCTGCTCTTTGATTCGTCATTATTAAGGGCTATCGTTATTTTGTTTGGGTCTTCCCTAAGCAGGAAGTTAACTAAGCTGTTGCTGACTTCTAATCCGAAGGCGACCATGGTGTTTTTTATTCCTGCCGTCCATAAGGAGAGCATGTCCCCTATGCTTTCGACTATTATAGCTTTTTTTGTGTCATTTATAATAGAGTAGTTGACTTGTAGTGGGTATCTCCAGCTAGATTTATCCCCTATGTGTTTCCACTTTGGTCTTGAGCTTGAGGAGGAGGATTGGATGTCTCTGCCTGTGAATCCTATTATTTCTTCTTTACCATTTAGTATAGGAAAGACGTATCTGTTTTTCATTTTTCCTTCGGAGACCACTCCCCCTTTAAACAGTTTCATTACTTCTATCGGTACTCCTCTCTTTATCCAGTATTCGTGATTTGGTTCTAATTTCTGTAGCGTCATATTGGAGTATTTTTTTGTAGCTTTTATTAGCGGTTTGTTTTCCGTAAGGATCGCGTCGGGCGCTATTTGCTTTTCGCTTAGCCAAGTTCTTGCTTCGCTTAGATTCTTGAGTCCCATGGTTATTTTAACCAAGTCAGCAAACGAGCCTTTCGCGTTCTGCCCGTAATCCACAAAGAATCCTGTTTCTTTATCTACCTTCAGGGAACTGCTATTTCCAGAGTCCCTATATATAGGGCGCATTCTATACTCTCTTGTATTTTCGCAAATATTGCTATACCCCATGTCCGCTAAGGCTTCTCGGTAATTCATATCAACTCCCCATCGTTACTTCTTTCGTCGTTGAGTTCGTGTTGTTCGGATTGAGCCTCCATTATATCGTTTAGCGAGCCGTGTTCGGTTACTCCAAAGTTTTCGACGCCGAAGTTTAGGTAGTTGTTTACGTACTTTTCTGATCCGTCTTCAAACGTTCTCCTTATTAAGTCGTGATGCCCTGCGGCGTCCTTACCTTGAAACCTTGTCTTGAGAGGGATCAGCTTATGTGACCCGAACCTTTCCTGACCTCCGTCTAGGGCTATTTCGTCTATCGTTTTTCTTCTGAAGATAGCTACAAAGGCGGCGAACCACTGGAGCCTGTCGGATAGCGCTATAGCGGAGCTATCATCAAGTATGTCTGACGACTTTCTGTTGTGGGTTTCTCCCGAACGGTTCATTTGCATTGCTGTGATTATGGGGGCGTTGATTTCTTCCGACAACTTCTTTAGCTTATCGATCTTTTCCCCTATTGCTTGATGCTCTGCCCAATTTCTTTCTACTTTTTCCCCTGTAAGTTTAACGTAGTCGTATGCGACTATACATTTATTGCCCCTTCCTACTTGTGAGTAGTACCATCTTCTGACTATCGAGCAAACTTGATCTATGTTTCTGTTACCGACGTGGTAGTGCATATATTTGAATTTCTTCATTTTTTGTATGCCCTCCCTGACCTTCTCGACCATTTTTTTATCTTTTCTCCAGTTGCCGGTTTCTATATACCACATGGGTACGTTAGATATCGAGGCTGCCATTCTGAACTGCATCTCCTCTCTGCTCATTTCTGTGTCAAGAATTAACGCCGGGACATTATGCTTAACGGAAGTCTTGAAGCACATGTCGTTTATCCAAGTGGTTTTTCCTTGGGCTGGCCTAGACACTATAGCGTAGATATTTCCCTGACGTAGGCCTCCGTACATTCTGTTGAATTCTGGGTAGGGTGTTGATAGGCCGCTTTCTGTTTCTGGCTCGTTGCCTCTTGTTTCTATAAGGTCGCCGATACCCTCAAAGAGATCTTCTGGCTTATCGTTAAGCTCGTAAGAGGACATCTTCTCTCCGTATATGGCGTCGGCTCCAGATATGATAGCGTCTATAGATTCGTTAGTGCTGGACGCTGCGAATCTTTTTAGTTTGTCGGATGTCCCGCTAACCTCTCTTAGTATCCTGTATTTAACTAGCTCTTTAGCCGCGTCTATAGTTCCTCTCTCCGTTATCTGAGTGAAAGAGATATTTTCTATGTAGTCAAATACGTTTATGTCGTCCTTGAAAGATACCCCTAGGTTTTTTATTTTTTGAGAGAGAAGGACTTTATCTGGCTTTTCTTTACTGACGATAGCGTCCCTTAAGACGCAGTATATGGTCTGGTGTATCGAATTGAAGAAGTCGCTCTCGCTTACGAATTGATCTACGTCTGGGAAAACCTTAGGGTTTTTAATTATACCGCCCAGCAAGTGCTTTTCTACCTGTAGTGAATATATTGACATTTGAAATTTAGAAGTTGATTAAAAGGGGAGGTTGTCGTCGTCTGTTGAGTCGTCAAGGTTTTCATTGATACCTTTCATTAGGTTCTCTATCGTTACTTGGTCTACGGCTTCAGCCCAGCTTTTCACGTAAGCGGTTAAAGCCATCGCAAAAAGGTTATTATCAAAGTGGGAGTCTACGGAGACTTCTCCTGTATTATCGCATGTAAAAAGAATAAATCCTCCGCCTGTGCATTCGTTGATTTGAGATAAAATTGAGTTTGGTATCTTGCTCTTGGGCATAGTCTGTAATTATACTAGTGTGATGTTGTACTTGTCTTTGAAAAAGCTCTCACTTATAGTTGGCGCTTCATCTTGCATTACTTCAACTAGTAGGAAGCCGTTTTTTTCTAGCCATTGGCTTTTCTTTACGTCTCTCTTTATAGATTGCAGGTATTTAAATCTGGAGTTTGAGTGAAAGTGTTTATTGAATTCCTGATGTTGCCTGCCTTGAACTTCTATAGCTATCTTTGTGGTTGCGTCTAGCAGGTCCACCTTCAGCCGTGTGCCGTATACTGGAAACTCTTCGTACACTATGTGGTTTTCCCAATACTTTTTCATAAAAGCCTTCACTTGGAATTGTATTTTTGATCGGCATTTCGCGTTCCACTTTACTCTAAATCTTTCTACGTTCTTGTATTGGAGTCTTCCGAAGACGTTGTAAAGCCTCATATTAGCTTCCGGAATTTTTCCTCAAAGTACTCGACCAGCTCAGGGTTCTCTTCTAAATAAGACATAAGTTTTCTTTCTCCTTGTATTTTTTGAGGTATTTCGAAGCCGGACTCCTTAGCTTCGCTCACTGCTTCCTCCGAGAAACCCATCCAGCCCGCGCCTTTAATTTTAAGCATATCAAAAGCTATTACAAGGTCAAAAATTTCTCTTTCTTTCCATATGTGCGCGCCGTTTACTTTGTCGTATTTTATAGGGACCGAAACCTCTTCTCCTGTTTTTTCGTTTCTGGTTTTGGTGAACCTCATAACGCAGTAATGGCCTAGCTTTTTGCCTTTCTCCTTGATTGAGCTCGCCGAGGGGTTCTCCCAAATAAATAAGTCCGTCCAAAGGGGCCTTATTTCCACTATGGTGGAACTATAAAACCCTAAAGCCTTTCCTCCTGACTGGATGGTGCCGACCTTCCCTGTCTGCGTGTTCATTTTTGTCCTAATTTGGGAGAGGATAATTAAACTATGCCCAAATCTGGAGATCGGGAGGCTCAGTGCCTTCCCTGCTACTGAGAAAACCGAAGCTCCTCCGGCTATTTTTTGAGGACCGTTGAACCCTTTTTTAGAAAGGTTATCTTCGTCGTCTTTGCGAATTAGTGCGTCGCTAGAGTCCATGATAAACATGTAGACCCTTTCTTTATCGTTGTTTAGGGCAAGTTCCCTAATCATTCCTAAAGCTCCTTCTAGGTAGTTGCTCTCAAAGCAAAACCATTTGTCTTCGCTCGTGTCTATCCCTATCCTGTCAATTAGCTCCGGAGTAAGTCTGCCTTCTGCGTTTATATAGACTACGAATGAGTTTTCGATCTCTTTTTGGAACCTCTTAGCTAGGTTTAAGGCGAAGCTTGTTTTTCCGGACTCGAATTCTCCGGAGATTCTGAAGATTCCGGGCTTTACCCCTCCGTCCAAGTGGATATCTAAGGAAATGCTTCCCGTGTCGCAGCTCCAGTCTTTGGCTTCCCCTTTATTATAATGTAAGTCTTTTAGTTTTCCTTTTTCTAGGAGTGTTTGTATTTGTTTATCCATTTTTTAAAAAGTCGATTATGTTTTGTGGTTTTAGTTTTACTTGTTTATCTTCCCCTATTTTCTCTTCCCCTATCTCAAAAGTCTCATTCTTTTTTAAATCAAACTCTTTGATTGATTTAATTTCTTTTAAATATTTGAACTTCTCTGGCTGCAAATACTTAACTAGCGTATATACTTTGTAGTCGTCCCTGTTTCTGACTATCCACTTCCAGTACATGGGATCCGGGAAGAATGCATAAAGTTTTTTAGCCTGCTTGAGTTGGTGGAAAAAGTTTACTTTTTCTGGGTTTACGCAGAAATTCGCTATAATGAATTTGCAGGTGTCGTGTTCCTTATTGGCACTCAAGAAGGCACCTTAACACGGTTTTGACGCTTAGTCAAGGTCAATCGTATTTTAGATCGTACTCCCGCTTCCAGTAATCAACCATATCTTTAACGAGTGACTTAAAATTGAACTCTGGCTCCCAGTTTAACGCTTTTCTGGCTTTCGCGGAGTCTCCTTTTAACTCTTTGAGTTCCTCCGGCCTCATAAACTTAGGGTTTTGGACAACGTATTCCTTATAGTCAAGACCTAAACAAGAGAAAGCTTCCTCGCAGAAGTCTCTTACCGTGTGGCTTTCTTGTGATGAAATTATAAACTCATCAGGCTCGTGGTGCTGTAGTATCTTGTGCATTGCTACTACGTAGTCTTTTGAGTGGCCCCAATCTCTGCTGGCATCTATGTTTCCTAGCTCGAGTTTAGTTGATAGTTTTTTAGCTATCGAGACTGCGCCTCTGGCTATTTTAGCTGTTACGAAGTTCTCTCCTCTTCTTGGAGACTCGTGGTTGAATAGAATCCCGTTAGAGGCAAAAAGGTTGTAAGAGTTTCTATAGTTCCTTACGATGCAGTATGCGGCAAGCTTTGAGCATCCATACGGACTCACGGGCTTCATCGCGGTGCTCTCTCTTTGAAATCCATCCTCATCTATCTCGTTTCCAAACATTTCGGAAGAGCTTGCTTGGTAAAATCGAGCTTTTGGGCATACGCTTCTATAAGCCTCAAGGAGGTTTAGCGTTCCTATCATGTTTGTTTGGAGAGTAAACTGAGGAACGTCAAAACTGATCCTGACGTGGCTTTGGGCTCCAAGGTTATAAATTTCGTCGGGCTGTATTGTCGCTAGAAGTTTGTATAGCGACGAACTGTCCAAAAGGTCTCCGTAGTCGGTCCTTACTAGGTTTTTAGAGGTTAAGTGGTCTATTCTCGCTTCTTGGCTTGACGCAAGAGAGTGTCTCCTGATTAACCCGTACACTTCGTAATCTTGCTCTACAAGGCGTTCCGCTAGGTAGCTTCCGTCTTGACCTGATATTCCTGTAATGAAGGCTTTCTTTTTCACATCTTATAATAGTTCTTAGTTCTTGTTTTTTCTGATTATTTTGAGAAAACAGACATTTCTCTTAGGTCTGGCCAGTCTGAGATTACCCATTTTCTTGGCTCTTCGTTTATGGCTGTTTCTAGTTTCGCTAGCCCAAGTTTAGCTGTTTCTGGAGTCATGTAATAATGGTAGCCTATAGTTTGTATGTCCTGCTCTCTCCAAGGAACATCTGGGTGCCTTCCGTCGTAGGACATTTTCTTTAAGGTTTCTGCCGCTTTCTCATTATCCGTTAATATCATTCCTCCTCTGCCAAGGCTTAGGTGTTTTTGGAACTGGAAACTTACGCTCATAAAGGTGTTTGGGACATAGCTGTCCTTTTTCCATAGCACTGCGGCGTCTATCACGTTGTAGGTTAGGTAATAATAATCCTCCCAGTCTTCTTCTTTCCAAGTGAGTTCGATGTTTAGCTTTTTCGCAAGAAACGGGATTGATATGTATGTCCTCGCTGGGACCCCTATGCTGTCTACATTAAATTGTCTTAAGCATAGTTCTATTCCGTGTGTGCAGCAGTCTACGGCTACTGCGTAAGGGGAACCAAAGAAGTCCGCTATTCTTTCTTCGAACTCCGTTACTATATTAAACATTTTTTTTACATTCTACGTTTAGACTTATGAGGGTGCCGTTTTCTTTATCCATGTGGGGTAGGTAGGCTTGTGAATGGTCGTCCACGTGGGAGTGCTCCGTGTCTTTCCAGTCGTATAGATTGATGTTTCTAAAACCATTTTCAAATAATAAAACCTTTAAGCTATGTTCGTCGTATACTGTTTTGTGGTATATTTTTTCGTCGCCCATGTCCATCCTTCCATATAAAGGCCCTAAGAATTTATCTAAGCTTGTAGATGTTTCTACATACATCCTAGCCATGGCTTCGAAGTCGGGCACAGCTAGCCTTAGGGTTCCCTTGGGCGTCAGGGTTCTTTTCCATTCTTCTAAGATCTCTGAGGCTTCTTCTCTGTCAAAATATTCCAAGACATGGGATGCGTATATTAAGTCTACTGAATTATCGTCGAAAGGAAGGTCTGTTATCTTACTGGAGTGAAGATGCTTGTGGTTGCCGCCGTCTATATGGGTCCAGCTTTTGCCAAAGTTTCTTTTTCCGCAGCCTAGGTGAAGTTTCATTCTATAAAGGTTTTGTCTAGCTCTTGGCCTAAATAAGGTCCTGTTTTAAACTCGTAGACGAAGGTGTTGGGTGAGGCGGCTAGGTAGTTGTGTCCTCCCCTGAAGGTCATAGAGAGGTCTCCCGCATTTAGGGTCTCTTCAGATATAATTGAATCATCTAGGTCATAAAGGGTAGCTATAACGCTGCCGCTTAAAACAACCCAAGATTCCTGAGCTATGTTTGTTGTCTTTTCGTGGGTTATGTGCTTGTGAGCCTTGAAGGTCTTGCCTGCGTTCATTTGCAGTACGGCTGCTTGTAGGAATTCTCCTTTTGGAGCTATGTCTATTCTCCCCCCTTCCGCTTTAGCTTGAAGTGCTACCATTTCGGGGTCGTCAATTCTGTTTACTATATGCAGTAGAGTTCCGGGTTCTATTTTTGAGAATATTTTTTTCATTTTTTTTTATTCTACGACAAAGGTAAGACTGATTCGTCTGGGTAGAGATATCCGTTCAGCCACTCTATGACGTCCCCGCTTGGCTCCCATCCTAGCAGCCTTTTTGCCTTTGAGTTGTCGGCTAGGGTAACCTTGGGTTCTATTCTTGACTCTAAATAATCCACAGCTTTCGTTGCTGGGTGCTTTTTAAAAACTTCGGATATTTGATTAATGCTTCTGTTGTCTCCGTTTCCAATATTAAAAGATTCGCCAGATACTCCTTCCGTGGTTGCTGCTAGTATGTTTGCCTGCACAACGTCTCGTACGTATGTGAAGTCTCTTCTTTGTTCTCCGTCTCCAAATATAGTAAGGTTTTTGCCTTCTCTAATTTGTTGAATGAATTTACCTATAACCAAACAGTAAGCCCCTTCTGTCGGAGCGTTTTCTCCGTAAACGTTAAAATATCTTAGGCTTACGGTTTCTATATCGTGAATTTCTGAATATAGTTCGCAATACTGTTCCCCTATGAGTTTCTGTAGTCCGTAAGGGCTTAGGGGTTTCTTGGGCGCTGTCTCTGGGGTAGGAAAGGTTTCTGTATCTCCGTATATAGAAGAAGAGGAACTGAATACAAATCTTTTTACCCCTTGGTGCCTGCACATTTCCAGCAAGGACAAGGTCCCTTCTACGTTTGCTTTGTTAAACTCTACTGGATGCTCTATAGAGGGCTGAACTCTGGCTTTAGCTGCTAGATGAAAGACTGCGTCTACTCCGTCCAGAGCTTCCATTATTTTATTATTGTAGTTGCCGCCAGATATATCTGCGTAGACAAAGTGATACTCATCTCTAAGGGGGAAGTCTCCCGCTAGATCTACAACCGTTACCTCGTGCCCATCTTTAACTAGCCTGTTAACGAGGTGTGTTCCTATGAATCCGTGTCCGCCTGTTACTAAGTATTTCATGATTTTCTCAAAGTTTTATTTCTTTCCCAAGCGGCCTGCATGACCATAGGGTTTATGTCGTTTCTTTTAAATAGTTCGATTAAGGCGTTTAAATCCTTAGGGAAACATTTTCCTCCGAAGCCCGGTTGTCCGTCTGGTCCGGGAACGTCTATGTGCGAATCGCCTATTCTTGAGTCACTAGTGAACCCTTCTATCAATTTTCCCCAGTCGCCCCCGACTTTGTCTGATAGCATTTTTAATTCGTTCATGAAGGAAACTTTTGTGGCAAAAAAGCAATTCAATGCATACTTTATCAGCTCTGAAGTTACGGTGTCTGTTATAGTATACTTCATGGAGTTGAATCTTTTTTCGTATAGGCTTTTGATTTTGTTGGCGCTGTCTGGGTTGTCGGAACCTATCAATATTTGAGCGGCGTTTATGAAGTCCCACTTAGCCCTTCTTTCGGTAAGAAATTCTGGGTTAGACGAGATCTTTAGTCCGTATTTTTCTGTCATTTTGCGACAGGTGCCGGGAAGTACTGTTGACTTTACGATTATCTCTTGGTTTCTTGGGGGTTTCTCGCTTAAGTGTTTGAATATACTTTCGACTATAGAAAGGTCGCAGGTCCAGTCTTCATTGGGGGGAGTTGGAACGCATACAAACAAAAAGTCTGTATCTATGGTTTCTGAAAAAGAATGAGTTGAGGCTTTAGGGTCTGTGTCGTAGACCTTTACGTCGTGGACCGGGCGAAGCCCCCATGCCGTTGCCGATCCTACAAACCCTCCTCCTATAATTCCTATTGAATGGTTCATAAAACTTTTTCCAAGAATTGCTTAACCCTGTGAGAAGTAGTGTGCCTCTCTTTCACTAAATTATAGCAATTTTGGGCTAGTTTTTCTTGGTCGAATTCATCTATGGAGTTAAATATATAGCTAGGATCGACGCCCCTTTTGAAAAGAACGCAGTTCTTACCGTCAACAAAACCGTTAATTTCCATTTCTTTGCCTAGGTCTGGCGAGATATTTATTGATTTAGCTAGGCCTGACTCAAAGTATCTTGGCACCATCCTTCCGTTGGTCCCCCCGTCATGGGGGCCGAACTTAGAAGACAAGAGGTTGTTGGCGTAATCTTCGTTAGTTATCGTCCCTTCTGTCCATCCTTCCCCGAAGGTGTTTACAACCTTGTGGGTTGAGCAGTCGTTTTGGAGTATCTGGTTAAATACGTACCTATATTGATACTCGGGCACTACGGCACCGCTAAGAAAAAAGTCTATGTTCTTTTTTTTGTTATGCTTGTGTGAGTCAAATTCCTCAGAAGACCAACAGGGCCAATGAAAAAACGGGACACTGGGGAATAGGCTTTTCATAAAATCTAAATTAAATAAATAATTATGAAATACGCCAGAAAAGTTTACCTTATGGGATCTATCGCTAAACTCCATTAGCCTAGCGTCCTCTCTACTTGTCGCCGAGTCGGTTAAAACAAAATATACCTTAGACTTAAGCTTCGTTAGGTCTGAAGATTTAAATCTCGCGTCCCATATAAAGATAATATCAGGTTCATCAAGGGTAGTTTCCTTTATTATTTCGTAAATATCCTTTTCGTCTAAAGCGCTAGATTCTCTTCTGTTGGTGTGCTCGTGTCTTCCTGACTTAGAAAGATAGTCCGTATGAGAAAAATAAACTTCCTTGTGTATGGAGGGGAAGACCGTCTCAAAGTCCCAGTAAGATCTAAGCCGGTAGTTTAAGCAGGATTTTTTTATTACTAGTATTTTTTTAGACATTGCGCGACGACTTCTCTTAGGTCGCAGTTTCTTAAGTTTGGATTTGGGTGATTAAATCCATACCCTTCAGAGAGGCGGTGAATTCTTATGTTGTTTTCTTTTAGGGTTTTGTTGAACTCCGGAACTTTATCCTTAAGTTCTCCTATTTTTGCAACATCGTCTAGGGGCCCTACTGCGTCATCTACGGTTCCAAAAAAAAGATCAAAGTGTTTTACTATATCGTTTTCTACCATATCGTTTATAAGATGCCACTCGGCTCCTTCGATATTTATTTTTATCATGTTTATATTTTCTTTGAAGTCGGGAACATTCTCTTTTAGCCAATCGGAAAATTTTACCCCCTGAACCTCTTCGAATTCTTTGCTTTGTTTTATGTTATCTTTAGTGTCAAAGATAGAGTATCCCATTTCGTGCTCAGCGTAGTAAAGCTTTATAGGGGTGTTTACGTTGGATATGGCTAAGTGATGTATGTTGACGTCACGGTTTTTGCGTACCCCTTTTTGGGCGACAGGGGGTGTTGCTTTTGGGTGGCTCTTGTATTTTTCTTTACAATAAAGGTAATACTCCTCACAAGCTTCGAACCCATGTATGCTGTAGTTTTCTATTCGTTGTTCAGGAAACACCCCGTCTACAAACCAGTCAAGTTCTTGTCCGTGATGTAGCCCTAGGTCAAAGTAGTTAATTCTTTTCATTGTTTTATAGTATATAATCAGTGCATACCGCTGCGCAGTTGTAGTTTTTTTCTTTCCAGTCTGAACCTTTGTGAACTATAACAGAGTTCTTAGTGACTTCCTCTTCCGGAAAGGTCCAAATATAGCCTTTCGAAGTTATTGTGAATTTGTCCGTTTCGTGCCAGAAGCAGTGAATTCCATAATAAAGCATACTTTCTAGAGCGGGTAGGTTTTTTGCGTGGCACCAAATTTTTTCATTTTCCAAAAAAGTTTTATCAATCGGGTAGGTGGGTTTGTCGTGTCCAAGTGAAAAATGGCCGTTTACATACCAAACATCTGCTTCGCAGTGATAACTTTTTGACAGTGCTTTTTTTATTTGAGCTGGGTGGTTTTCTGATTCAAGTTTTGGTCCGTCTAGGTTGCCTCTGTGGGAAATTTTAATCATTTTGATTTTCCCCATTTTTCTATTGCTTCGTAGTATTCTTTACCAAGGGTGTTATCTATTGCTTGCCTCATTGCTTTTGACCCGCCTAAGGTTCCCGACGGGTGTCCGTGAAGAGCTCCCCCCACGTTCGCCATATAATTTATTCCAAATTTTTCTGTAACTTTATTAACTAATCCGGGATGCATTCCGCAGGAAAGAGCAGGCATAACATTGTGCTTGTGAAGAACGTCTATAACCTCTTGTAGGTCTTTTTCGTCATCGCTTGCATAACCTCCCCACATGCCCGAATGAATAAAGTCTACCCCCATTAGCCCCGCTAATCCACAAATCACAGACCAATCTATTCCAAAGCGATGCTGGGTATCGGTTATTACTTTGTCTCCGCTTTTTTGAAAATGAATAAAAAGAGGAAGATCAAGTTTTCTTAGCGAATTGTATACCCCTAACCCTGACCAGATGTTGACATGGACAGCGTTCCCTCCTAGTTGGTGGACTAGCTCTGCCCTTTTAAGTACAGAATGATGATCGCCGTTAATGCAAAAAGCGTATACAACATTTGGGTTTTCAGCTCTTAGATATTGAGAAATTATCCTCACTCTATCTTCTAGGGGGCAGAAAGATGGGTTGGATAATATCTCGTCTTCTTTGATAAAGTTTACCCCTCCTTCTGCGAGCTGTTTTACCATCTCGAGCAAAATTTCTGGAGATATTCCTGTTTTGGGTTTTATTATTCCTCCTAAAATAGGTTTATTATGTACTTTTGTGAAATTTCTGATTCCCTCAATTCCGTATTTTGGCTTCAGAAAGAACTCCTCTTTTATTTTTCGGGGGACTTTGAGCTCTGTTAGCCTGCATTTAGTTATACTGTCGATGTCCATCTGCCCTCCCATTAATTGGCAGAGCAAGTGGGAGATGCCGTCACCTTCCCAGTCGGTGTTGATTGTGGGGAAGCCTATCTCTACCGTTCCAGACCTTACGGAAGAGAGGGTGTTCTCGTTACCTTTTATTATGCATGAGTGTTTTTCGAAAAGCTCGTCAGATTCCCAAGAATTTCTTACGTTTGGGTTGCCGACGCTTTGTCCTATGGCTAAATTCCAACTTGCGTCTTTTAGTGATACGGAACTCTCTAGCTTGTAAGTAGCTATAGTGTACCTATCTTCGTCTATGTTTTCTTTAAATAGTTTCATATTTATCTTTAGGCAAGGACGGAACCCTTACGACTAAGACCCTGCAGTCTTTCTCGAAAACGGGGTCTGCTATTTCTTTTTTTTCTATAATAAAGATGTCTCCGGCTTTTATTTTGGTTTTTTGTATAGTCATCTCGCCGTCCAAAAGTAGGTTGTACTCGGTCGACCTCTTGTGGAGGTGAGCCTTCCACTCTTCCCCTTTTTTGTGTTTTACGACTCCCACTTCAAAGTCTTCGGTCCTTAATACGGATGGCTCAAAGTCGCCAATAAACCATCCTCGATACATCGTTGAGTGCTTAATTATTTTCACGTCTGAGATATTCCCTTAGGTCGTCTGGAGTTCCTACGGGGTTGTGTTGTGCGTTTGGTATGTGGTAAATGCCTATTTGCATTTTTTGCATTATCATCTCGTTATAGGTAGGGCCAATATAAAACTCTCCGTTTATGGATCTTTTGCCTTCTGAAATCATTGTTTTGGCGCTGTCCATATAGTATTTTCCTTTTTTCCAATAATGGATACCGTTTAAAGAAATATTGCTAATAATTTCTTTTTCTTTTATTTCTATAATTAGACCTTTTTTGTTTAACCTTGCGTAGCTGTTTTTGGTTGTGTTTGCATAGTATGTCACAGGTATTCCGTGGTAACTGTTGGCGGCACAAAAGTTTTCAAACGCTTTTCCGTCCCAGTGCATTATTTGGTCACAGTTGGCGATAACTAACGGCTCGTTTGGTTTAATCGATTTCTTGGCTAGCAAGGCCGTGCAGGCTGGGCCTTCAGTGGTGTAGTCTATTTCTATAAGCTCTACTTCTTTTATGTTTGACGTTTTATTTTTTAGGTTTAGCAAAATCCTTCTTAACTGGTCGAGGCTTTTTCCTTTTTTTAATATAAAAATATATTTCCCGGAGATTCCTAGCGACAAAACAGCTTTTGAAATCATGCTTTCGGAGCCTACTTTAATTAGGGGCTTTAAGTCTTTGAATCCTTCATTTTTGAACCGTTTACCTTCTCCGGCCATAGGTATCAAAACATTCATTTTAATAGGTATTCTAAATTTCCCTCTGGTTTGTTAAAATCTTTTGATCTTTTTTCGTACCTTGCGTTTGACTCACTTGCGTCTACGCCGTGAACTTCTCTGGCGAGGCAAATTATCGAATCTTTACTTCCTCCGTGTCTAGCTGGGTAAAGTTTTTTAACTTTTAAGCCTTTTGCTTCTATGATTTTTCTAAGCTGTCCGTGGTTGCAGTCGTAATCTGAGGCAAAGTGGTTTCCTTTCTTGCTGCAGATTAGACTAAAGAGCCCTTCTTTGTTTCCGAAAAGTTTCTTAGCGTTTTCTGAGCTAGACAATGTGTACAAATCGGAAAACCCCATGTCTCTCTCAACTGGAGGAGAGGAAGTTAAATAAACGTATTGAGGGCTGAAGTTGTCGAACGTGAACTTTTTATTATAATGAAGATCAAACCTTACCAGCATACATAAGTCGTAATTGAAGTTGTTCGCTTTTTCGTGTTCTTCCATTAGCCCTATAGCTTTTTCTGCCGAATACCATTTGCTGTACATGTTATGGAACCTAAGGCCTCTGTGTATAGATTTGTTATTTATGGGCCTTGCTCCCGCAAACTCTTCGTGGCCTACGGTGTATCGGTTTTTGAATATTATTTGTTTTTCAAAAATCTTTGAGATTGGTTGGTATAGTGAAGTTATTTCTTCTTCTTTATCGCATGACCAAGAATGCATAAATACGCCTACCTCTTTGTTTGGTTCTAGTATATTTTCTTTGAAGTTGGCGTGCATTTTGCCCTGTTCAAGCTGTTCGCCAAAGCCATACCTTTCCATTGATCCGGAGAGTCCGTGAAATACTATTGCTGTTTTCATTCTCCTAAAAAGTTTTGCGCTTCGTCCCCTTCGTCTCCTTGTATGCTGTGGACCCCGTACTGGCCTATATGATCCGCGTAACTGTCTTTAGTACAAAGCATTTTAAGGTTTTGTTCTTTTGCTATTTTGGTAAAGGTCCAGTCCCAAGAAGGTTGATTAGAGGGTATTTGATTAAAAAGGTCTCTGCTGATGGCAAGCGCAAAGCCTCCCAAAGATTCTTTCTCTACTAAGTGTTCGTTGTAGTCTCCTATCTCTGGGTGACTGGGGGTGTTAAAGGTTGATACTCCGGCTAACTTTTCTTTAATTTCTAGAGTTCTTTTCTTGAGGTTGTTATACCATTCGGGGTTGTAAATGGCGTCGCTATCAGTGGTTATAACATAGTCGTCGTCTGTGTTGTCGAACGCTGTCTTGATAGACAAAAGCATGTTGGGGTCGCAGCCTATATTTTTTTTGTTATAGTTTATATTTACATTAAGGTTCTCCTTATGTCCTAGGGACTCCAAAAGCTTCTTTATCCTGATGTCTTCACTAGCGTCATCAAAAATAAATAAATTAGTGGGTTCATTAAAGTTTGTATTAAAAAGCGACTTTATAGACCTAAGCAGATACGAGTACCTGTTGTAACATGTCATTCCAATATTCATTAGCTTGGGAGAACCTTGATTAACTGGTCGTTTACTCTGGCTATACCCTCAGGGGGGGCTGACCCTTTAAATTTTAGTTTTATATTGGCTTTGTTTTTATGGTGGTTTTCCGAGCCTATTCTAGCGCTTACTTTCTCTCCGTTAGCTTCGTCGTTTGAGAACTCTCCTATATCAACGTCAAACTCCATCTCCAGTTCTGATATTGACAAATGCTGACTGGGGGCAAGGGTTAATAGGGGAATGTCAGTTTCAGCTTCTCCTCCCTCGTTGGTTGGAAGTTTAATTCTATAGCATTTTGGAGTTCCGTCTTCGTCGAAGTACGTCCTCATAACGTGAGCCATATGCTCCGTTTCGACTCTTCTTTGAGCGAATGAAACAGAGTTGTATAAAGCCCTTATCAGCTCATCGAAAGACTTGTTCGGAGCGGGGTTGTCCGTCGGCCCTTCCTTTACTTTTACCTCTGCCGCTGGGGCTGCCGCTGGAGCTTTATCCTCTGGGGGAGGGTCTTTCGGAATATAGTAGTTAGTGAGTCCCATAAAAAAAGAAAACCTCACTAAATAATAGAGAGGTTTACTTGATTTTTAAAATGTTTTTAAGGCTACTTGGTCGGCTGTGGTGCTATGGCGTTGCCAAGAATATCCAAAACCTTCATTAATCCTTCGGGTGCTCCGTCGTCCCTCGCTTCAACGTGTACCGTGTATCTGGCTGAGTTGTCCGTCTTTCTTGTGTTTGAGCTCTTGCTGGCAACTGAAGCTGATAGGTTGGCTTTTACTGGGGACCACCAAGCGCTGTAGCTTACTCCCAGCTTCGTGCTGGTGTCTAGCGAGCTTGAGGAGGCAGTACTCGTCTTGACTGTCATGTCGAAGTCGATAGTGACGTTCTTGACGCCTAGGGATGGAGTGTTAACTATAGAAAGAAGGGGCACCTTTAGGTTTCTTTTTTCTATGTCATGGACGATATAGGTCCCTGTAGTGGGTGGGCTTCCTGCTCCTGCGTAAACTGCGTTTGCACCGGTTGCCGGTATACCGGCAATGGTTGGGTCCAGTGTGGCTTCTTTCTCTACAGGAACGTCGTAGTTAAAGTCAACGGTTCTGGCTACTAACTTTGTGCCGACCTTTTGAAGGCCAATGTCTTCAATGAACTTTGTTGTAGTGTTCGCGAGTTGACCCTGCGCCTTCGCTGCCGCCATAAGAGGCTCGCCTATAAGCGAGTCCATGGGGAGCCCTTTGAATTGATCTGCTATTCTAGCCATGATACTTTTCTTTCTAAATCATATGTAGTTTCTGCTTAGCTTGCGCTATCATCCATCTATCTTTCTTATCTAGGTGTGACCGCATGTGGTCGTCGATCTGCTTCAACATCTCTGGTTTTTCCCCCATATGTTGGTCTCTAACCTTTTGTATTCCTTGTACAACCTTGAGTAAAGTGGAGCTAGCGCCTTTGGATGGTATAGCAAAGGGTGCAACGGCGGTAAGCACCTTAAGAGCGATCCCTAAAACTACTAAAAATATAACTACGCCAACTATCCAGTAAACCTTGCCCATTAGGCTGGCGTATTTAGTGGCTTGAATAGCGTTGTCTTCATTGACCGCTTTTAGTTTTTGGTTGGCGGTTCCTAGCTGATCGTTGAGCATTCTATTTTGGTTTTGGAAGGCTATAAGCTTCTTATCCATTGTCATTAGCTCAGCTTGCCCTTCCTCTACTACCTTAGGGTCGTGAGACAAAAGCTTATTTATCATTTGGTCAGATTTTACAGCGTTTTCCATTTGGGGTGGGCCTAGGGCTGTCAGGCTTCTGGTGGTCATTTGTTTGGCCACCTGAGAGTGTTGGGAGGGTTTCGGGTCTTTTTGCAGTGACTGGTCAGCTGCATATACAAATGTCCTGCCGGATTCTATTTGCTTATCTTTGTTTACGTCGACTTCTGACCTTATATTGTCGACTACCTTTTGCTGTTTGTTGAATTTACCAAGAGGGGTTGAGCACCCCACTATAATGAGCATCATAATTGCAGATACATAGCAAACATCTTTGATATTCATTTTATCATTATACTAACCAGCCGTTAGAATTTACAGTTAAATTACGTAATAATTAATAGTTACGTAGGAGTTAGCGCTGGCGGAGACCTGAAGCCAAAACCCTTCTGTTAAATGTATAGGTTGAGAAAAGTGAGCCTGTTCTGATCTATCGCTAGCTGTAGCCATCACCCAGCGAATATTTTCTGACGAGCCGTTATACTCTTTAAATTGCTGAAGAGCCGACCCTTGGTTCGAGCCTACTAAGACGTCGGTTATAACCATGACTTCCCCAGCAGCAACGGTTTCCGTTACGTTTGTCCAAGCGTTAGACGAAAGGGGTGTGTATTTTGAGTCTTGTCTTCGTATGGCTGCGCTGTTCATTACAGCATGAATTACACGTAAAAGCTCTCGTATTGCTGCTTTAGATTGCCAGAAAAATTAATATACCCCCTGTGATTTAGGGTTATATCTGGAATAGCGTGTATTTTACCGCCTAAAGATCTCCATAATTGGCAGAACCCGTAGTCTTCGCTCTCGTATTTTTTTGTTTTTGGGTTTATTCTGCACTGAAAGAAATCGTAGAAGTTGTCGCCTGCTCCCATGTAGCCATCTATGTCGTTTTGATATTTTAAATCAGGGCGCTCTTTTATTATCTTTTCGAAGCACTCTCTTTTTATAAGCATGAACCCTGTTGCGGCGTACTCGACCTCTACGGATTCGTCCTTCATCTTGCTGAGATCTAATTCTGAAGAAAAGTCTGTTGCTAGATTTCTCCAAATAGGAGGAAGTTCGCTGTACTTTTTAAATATAGTCTTGAGTTTGTTGTCGCTTATATATTTTTTGGGATACAGTCCGACAGCTACGTCTTTATCTAGATCTAGTAGTCTGAAGAAATCCTTAGGGTCAAAGGATACGTCGGTATCCACGAACATTAAATGAGTGTAGTCTCCCCCTAAGGTATATGCAGCGGATGCGTTTCTTCCCCTGCTAATTAGGCTCTCAAACCCTATAACTATAGATGACGCTAAGGTTTTCTTTTGCCCCATCGCTAGAAAGAGGGAAGACATGCTCATCATGAAGTCAGCATGAACAACTCCACCGTAGGCAATTATAGGAAAGAATACTTTTGGGGTTTTCACTTAATTGGACAAGCTCCACCTTCGCACTCCAAGCCTTCCAAGGTCATGCCGTTTCCTACTTCGACCGAGGAAACTTTCTTTATTCCTGTCGTTAGTTTTTTATATGTCGCCTCGTCTATTTCCTCATACGGCGCTTGAGCGAAGCCGTGTTCTTGGTGAAGTAGAAATGAAACGCTTTTAATGCTGTTCTTGTAATTTTTTCGAAGCCATTCTTTTATTTCTACTAGCTCTTCTTTTTTATAGTAGACCGTGCAGGATACGGCATTGTCTGACCATTCGCTTTGAATTCGCTTCACTAGCTCAAGTTGGTCAACAGCAGTCATGTCTTTTGCTAGTTTGGCGTTTTCTCCAGACTCGCAAGGAAACTCCACTACAACTGTATCTCTGTTTAGGGTTCCGTCAAAGTTCTTCACGAATTCAACATGGTATCCTTTACTTTTACAGGTTTCGACTAAAGCGTCCTGACTCGACATTCTGACACGACGAATATAATACTGGGAGTAGGCTGGGTGAACTCCCGGCGTCGCTCCTGCGAGTAGGCTTAATGTTCCGCTGGGTTTAACCGTAGTAAGTTTGATGCTTTCTGGCCAACCCCTCTTCTTGCTCCACTCTTTGTCGAACTCTTTAAGAGCCTTATAACATCCGTCTAGCCATGCTAGCTTCTTGTTATGCAGTCCTTGGCAAATGCCAGTTACCCCTTGACCTATTCTAAAGTTCTTATGAACAATTTTATTGGTATCTTCGTGAAGGAAAGGGAGTGCACATATAGCTTTTTGAGTTTTGTATAAAAGCTTAGAACATTCTATAAGTTCTTGCTTTGATTCTATATTGTTTAAGTATAGCTCTGAAAGGTTGCAGCATTCCTTGTCTGCTAGTGAAATTTCTCCGCAGGGATTTGTTCCTTCGCAGTTTTCTCTAGCCTTCTCTCCTGTCCTTCCGAATTTAGAACTCAGGTTAAGATTGAAAAATCCATAGGGTTCACCGTTGCCAGCGTATCCGTCCCAAACACCTTCCGCTATGTGGTCGTAGCTATCACAATAGATAGTATTATTGCTCATGGCTCTCCAGTTCGGGATGTTGCCCAAGTCCCATCTTTTAGCTTTTATATATAGGTAGTCGTCTGGATCACCTAGGGCAATTTCTGCAGATCGTCTAACGTTCCCAGCGACAACAACAGAACCAATGATGTTGGCAATATCTAAAACATCAATGCTCCGAAGCTTCTTGCCTTCACGTTCCTTAACGACTCCCACGATTTTCTCTATTCCGTCTACTAAGATTTCTGGCCCACTCGCTGTTCCCCCAAAACCCCCAATAGGTTTGCCCGCGCTTCTAACAAGAACGGTTGAATAATTGAAGGATTTTCCGGTTATAAAAAGGGCGTCTAGAACCTTGCTTAATAGCCTAACCCACCCTTCTCTACTATCCGAAACAATAAAGTCTGCATCATTGGTGTTTTTAACCGTGATTTCTACGTCTCTTTTGACCCTAGGTAGTTCGTGGATGTCTTCTCGCCTGATAGAGTAGCCTACGCCGCCACCCAACATCAGGTTCTCAAAAATAAAGCAGAAGTCGTCGGGTTTTTTAATAGCCGTAAACCAGCAGTTAAGTAGACTGTTGCCTCCGAACCTGTCTACGGTAGACGTTCCCAGTTGCCAGAGTCCTCGTCCTGCAAAATTACATTTAAGGTTGAAGACTAAGTCGAAAAGCTTTTCGGCTTCCCTCTTTGTGTATTCCGCTCCTATTTTTTGAGCACCTTTAATACATCTAGCTATAGTATCGGGCCACTCCTCAAGAAGGCCGTCTTCCTTTACCCTAGAATAGGTTCTTTTATAAACTATGTACCCAAGCCCATTAAATCCCCATTTGGGCTGCTTGTTTTTGTATTTTTTGAGGAAGTCTGCAGATAGTATTTCCGCGTCAACTTTCTTAGTCATTTTTTTCGTTTGATTTTATAGTTTTTCGGTTGGGTGAGGTAATCCTTTTCTCTCGTCGGAATATTTTTTTAAATACTTTTCTTTCACTTCGTCTTTTCCAAAAATTTCTTTACGTTTGGCGCTCGCCTCTCTGGAAGCGTTCCATAGGTCTCCCATGGTGCCTTTTTTATTTTTAGTTTTATCGATGAAGTCTTTTTGGCAGGTGGCGTCTATTCTGGTGTCGACGGACGCGTTTGGGATAGTGAAGACTCTATTGAATCTTTTCCCTTTTTCTTCGTACTCGTGGTCGTCGTTAACTTTTTGAAAAATGCTTTTAACCTCTCCCGTGTCTGGGTCTTCGTATAGATATTCTGGTGGCATACGTTTATATTACAGTAAAAATCATTCTTTTCATAAATAAAAAAACATTTACACCAAGTTTAACAGCTTGTCCACCGTGTTTGCGTATGTAAATTCCTTTTGAAGGGCGAGGCCTTCGACGTTTACGGTATTCTTCCTTACTCTTTTAACCGCTTCTTCGCATCCTTCTATGAACTCTCCTTCGCTAAAAGTATAGATATTCCCTTGGTTGAACGCTGCCCCCTTTTGAAAGAACGTTCCGTCTTCTGCGGGCCACTTTCCGCATGGGTGAACCTGTACTGAATTTTTTTCATTAGCCCAACCCTTATAAGCGGAGGCATTTAAGATTACGGAGTGTTTACCTAAGGCAACGGAGTGGAATTCTGGCAGTCCCCATCCTTCCCCTCCTGACATGCCTATAATTACATTTGCTGAATTTAAGAAGTCGTTGTATTGAACGTTTGTATCAAAGAAATCGAAGAACTGTATATTATAGTACTCTTTACCCTCTAAGACGTTTCTGCGGACTTTGAGATTGTCCTCCTCACTAAAAAATGGGTTATGTATAGCGCATTGAAGAAAGTAGTCAGAGTTGTTTCCGTATTTTTCAGCCCAAGCTTTTATTATCCTAGCGTGATGTTTTCTTTTCTCAAATTTACCCACGACGTTAAAAGTTATTCTGTCTGGGAAATACTCTCTGTCTGTTTTGCCAAAGTTCCACTTGTCGAAACCTAAGGGGACGTACTCGCTTTCTACTCCAGCTTCCGCGAATACCTCTTTGCTATACTCGGACGTAAAGACGGTTTTGTTGTTTCTGGCTATGTTAACTTCGTAAGGTGTGGGGGAGTCTAATTCATAAAAGGTGACAAGAATTTGTTTTTCGCTGCAGGACTCTAAAGACCCCGTGAGGTGCCAAAGTTTAATTATCGGGGTTTTTCTGTCGTGACTAGTATGAGCTTTACTTCTAAGTTCCTTTACCCACAAGGCGAAGTCTTTTGTGACTTGAGCTTGAGTAGATATCTCAACCTTTTCCCCTATAGTAAAAAGGCAAGGTGACAGCTTCCTCTCGTATAGTTCCCTTAGTATACAAAAAGATACCTGTCCGAAACTAACGGAATTTAGTGGTAGGTGTAGTGCGAAATCGTTTGGCATGACAAAAATGGGACGCTAGGTTTTTGGCCTAACGCCCCAGTGTTGAAGCAATCTAATCCAAATCAGATAAGCTCTTCTGCAAGCTCCGGTTCAGCAGTTCTTGGAGCCGCCTGCTGCGAAGTAGCCCCTTCCTCGTCCTTGTCCTTGGAGAGGTAGACGTGGAAATCGGGAGCCTTCTCGTTCTCTTCCTTAAACTTGTTAGGGAAGACGACCAGCTTGACTCTTCGCTTCGCTCCTGTCTCTTCATCTTCCATGGTAATATGGCCAGAAAGATATGTTTGTCCTGTGGTGCGCCCCTTATTTTTCCAGAAAGCTCCAACTTCCCTAGACGACCATTCGGTGTTCGTTTTTGTATTACTCATGTAACTATCCCTAAAGGAGACTCAACTATAGCACGTTTTGTTTTCAATGCAAGCTTTTTTTTCATGTTTTTTATATTAAGTCCGAAGATTCTTGGTTTTCCAGCTTGTTCTTTAATATTTTGCGCCCTTTTTCATGTAAATTAATTGCGGTTTGAGTACTGATATTTAGTTTTTTTGCTACTTTTTGCCAAGTTAACTTCTTTTCTCCTGAAAAATATCTTAGGTCAAACACCTTGCTTATTCTTTTATCTTTTAGTTTATTTAGTATATTGAACACGTATTCTCCAGTATCTTTAAGTTCTCTTGGGTCCCCTTGGCCTCTTTCCTCCGATTCTTTATCTATGAAATGCCTCAGCTTGTCGTCGTCTAAAAGAACGACGTTTTTTCTTTTATTTATAGCGTTTAAGCACTGATATTTGGTAAAGTTGCCTAGCCAAGTAGAGAATTTAACATTCCTGTCTGGATCAAACGAGGTAGCCGCTCTATATACAAAATAATCTTTTTGATCTATCAAATCTTGTAGCTCGGCCCCAAGGTTCGACAAAACGTGAGAGTACTTGTTGCACATATCATAACAGACAGCCGAGTACATTCTCGAAAGCTCAATAAGTGATTCGTTACAGTTTTTTCCTTTAATTCGGTTAATTAAAGCAATGTCTTCTTTTGTTTTGACTGTTCTCATGTCAGGGGGGTATTCTATACTTTTTGAGGATATTAGTCAAGCACGTGGGGGCTTAGCTGCTTAGGCTTCGAGGGAGTAGACTATCAGCTTTGAATTTCCATGAGCTAAATAGGAAATAGCCTGTCCTCTCCGAAAACGACCCCGTTTTAGAGAAAAACTACCCAAATACCTGCTTCAGTCCTGCGCATTGGCCTGTGTCAGCCTAGCTCGCAACCATTTGGTGCTATGTATATGTCCTTGGTAGAGGCGGTAGGACTTTTCTTTTTGACTATCAGCTTTCCCTTGAGAAAATGAGGGTTCTAGCCTTTTAAACCAATCTATGAAGCCGCGCTTCCCCGAAATAACTCTAGGCTGTTAACCTATTTGATTGGCGTCTTTTTACGGGCCTGAGGTCTCTAACGTGTTTTGTGCCGGATTTCCGACGCGCTGTTATACCGCTTAACAAAGAACAAAAAGGAACTTATCACTCTTCTGGATCCCCGTCAAGCAAATTGTTTTCGCCAACGGTGTCCAGCAACTTCCTGCAGATAAAGATAAGATTATTAATGTCTCGCGGGATAATAGAAATAGGGTTGCAGTATTCTTCGATACTATCGGTAACCTCGCAGGCCTTATTGACTATTTTAGCGATCTCCAAGGATGCCGACCCATCGAGCTTTACCGTTTGTTCATAAGCTCCTAGGTCTTTTTTCAGAATCCAAACTCTCCTGTTTTTTATTTCGGCTTGGGCCGTTATGTCGCCGCTTGTTAATTCCTTCAGGGCCTCCACTAGCGAAGCCTTGGTTATGGCCTCGTCGGCTGTTATTATAACAAGAGACTTGAAGTCCCTATCTAAATCGAATGATTCGTTTTCGCAAAACCAAGAGATGAGGCGGTTACATGATTCAATTACAGTCACATACATTATTAGCTTGACTTTCAAAAAAAACAAAGTAAAATAGGCAGATGAGGATTTCTTGGGATGAGTACGCTCTGGAACTAGCCTATAGCGCATCGAAAAGAAGCGAAGACCCGTACCGGCAAGTGGGGGCTTGCGCCCTCGGCGTTAACAACATGGTTCTTGGACTGGGATACAACGGGCTAACCTCTGGGAAAGCAGTAAGTGATGAGTTCTGGAAAGACAGAGACAATAGGCGAAAGTATATGATTCACGCCGAAACAAACTGCCTAAGCCTATTCAAGAACGGGGAGAGTCGCCTGATAGCAGTAACACTTTTGCCCTGCTCTTCCTGTGCTACAGCTATAGCAGCCTACGGAATCAAAAAAGTTATTTACTCAGAAATGTATGAGAACGACAAAAAAGCATTGGAAATTTTTGATTTCTACAATGTAGAATTAGAAAGAGTGGTTCTTCTAGATAAGACTCTTGACAGACATGGATGAATGCGTTATATTAATTGTTGTAGGTTGGTTTTGCTGGGGGAGCACAATCTTAGTGAGCGAAAAAAAAGACAGACGAAAACGTAAGAGCCGAGACCGTAAATCATTGTGAAAATAAGAATAAAAAGACTTAAACCTGACGGAAGAGTACCGACAAGAGCGAAAAGCTCAGACGCTGGATACGACCTGTATTCAACCGCAGACATGTTAATTACTCCGACAGCCAGAGAACTTGTCCCCACGGGCATCGCTATAGAAATACCCGAAGGGTACTACGGAAGAATAGCTCCTAGAAGCGGGTTAGCCGTCAAAGCAGGCGTTGACATCTTGGCCGGAGTTGTGGACTCAGGCTACAGAAACGAAGTAAAAGTAGTTATGATAAACCTAGGGCAAGGATTAGTTTCCATAACTAAAGGAGACAGGGTAGCTCAATTAATTATAGAGAAGTGTCATGACGCAGAGTGGGAAGAAGTCAAAGAGTTGTCTGACTCCGACAGAGGAGAGAGCGGCTTTGGCAGTTCTGGCAATTAAAAACGAATGACAACCCTTAAGGATAAGTGGATAGAGACGGGCTTATCCGCCCCTTCGGAAGAAGACCTCGACGGATATACAATATTCTCAGAAGAGAACGTTTCCGACGCTAACTGGAGAGCGAAGTACCTTTCCCCCAATATAGTCAGCAACACTTGGGACCTAACCTTAGACGAAATTGGCCACCAAGGACACACTCATATATTCAACACAGGCAAGGTCTTCTCTCCTTCTTACTGCGGGGAAATAATTAAAGAAGCGGAAAAAAACGGAGGCTGGTCAAGTAAACGTCACGACAACTACCCAACTACCGATATGCTTTTAGACAAATTAGGAGCCAATACAGCTTACGAGAACGTCTTAAGAAGGTATATTTACCCGACTATTGTGGAGAAATGGAGACTGGAGGGGGAAAAATGGAACAAGCTAAAGGGGGAAAACTTTATAATAAGGTATAACCCCGGAGAACAAGCAGGACTAGCCCTTCACCACGACTTTAGCGAATTCACATGCCTCACCACCCTAAACGAAGACTACGAAGGAGGCGGAACTTGGTTCTACAACCAAAAGACCTTACTTAAAAATGAAACCGGAGAAATGGCCTTTCACCCGGGGACGATAACCCATCTTCACGGAGGCAGACCAGTAACCGCGGGTGTAAGGTATATTATAGTTTCATTTTGCAGGTGTGATGGAGACGACTGACATAGCTTTAATTAACTTGGGAATAATCTCGTCCTCTGCTTATTTTTTATTTATATGGTTCGAGACGAACGTCGTAATAGAATACGCAAAACTGCTTCACCTTGATTCCCTTTTCTATACAAAAGAGTACGAAGAAAGCCTTGAGCTGGTACCGGACTTACCCTACTCGCTTTTTATCGTAACCCATAAAGACACTTTTGTTAACAGGCTTTTTAGTTGCCCCTTCTGTCTGTGTACATGGATGATGATTTACTTTGGGATTATATTCTCTTTTGTAATGGGGTTCAAAGTGCTTGGTTTTATTTTCTTGGATTGGTTCGCGGCTCTTTTCTTATACAAAGCTTTATCTAACTATTTTTCAAAATGACCGTAAACAACAGTCGAGACTTCGCCTTGCTGCTAAGCGACAGACCCAACTTAATCTCAAGAGTAGTGCATTTTAAAATATTCATGGGGTTAGTTAATACCCTAAACAGAGGATGCAAGTGTAATAGAAATAAGCTAGCAGAACAGATTGAGCTATCATATAAGACAGTACTATTAAAGAAGAAAGACAGCGAGATCTTTCAAGAAGAAGTGAAAGAGCTACTTTTAGGAAATAACGAAAAGTCAATAACTTTTTACCACAAAAAAGAAAAAATATTTTCATTCGAAATATGAATAAAAACCCACGAGGGCCTAAAGAACACGCCCCTAACCCCGTTAGCAAAACAGATTATCTCAAGCAGATGATAGGAGACACCGTCTTAGTAACCTCTATCGAAGAAGCAGACTGGCATGGCGAAGTCTCTTCAGTAATAGACGAGGAGACCGTAGTAGTGACGAGCGCACAAGGAGACCCTAGGATAGTGGATATTTTTAAGCTTAGGTCTATATGAAACAAAAACAAAAAAAGCCGCTGAGATAAACCCAGCGGCTTCTGAATTTCTACGACTGCTTACTTCTTAGCTTTTTTGCTCTTACCCTTTTTGGCTGGAGCGGACTCCTTAACGCCTGAAGTGGTAACCGAAAGCTTCGAGCCCTTAACCCCTACGGTCAAAGAAGGAGACTTAACTCCGACCTTACACCAAGGCAAAGACAAGCTTGCCCCACCAGAAGAGACCTTTGCGTCGACTGATGTGCCAGCAGCGGGCCCCAAAACAATGCTTGGAACAGGAACCGCCAAGGTCTGTCCGAACAGAGTTACACTAGGAGAGGAACCCAAAGAGGCACCAAACCATCCAGCCCTAGGGCTCTCGCTGCATACAAACAAAGCAGCAGCAGCCGTCAATATAATAATAGTTTTCTTCATAACCGTAATTTTCATTACACAACCATTTTACGGCCCAGAGATAAAAAAGTCGAAAAAATTTTAAGTTTTTTCTATTATGGTTAGATGGCTAAAGAGAAAGAGACGACGGACGCCACCGTAGAAATCGTATCTGTTCACGAAAACGATGACGGATCAGCGAAAATAACCTTTAGCGTTAACGACGACTTTATAGCTTTATATAAAAAAGACACAGGAAAAAAAAGAGCCACAAAGAAGGGGCTTTCTAATTTTCTATACGATATAGTAATGAAAGCTATGGATGAACGATATAAATAAATTAAAATATATAAATTAAAAGTGTAATATTATACAATGGCACCATTCAGAAAAAAAGATAAATATTATGTTGTCCTATCCGAAAAGAGAAATTATACTCAAGGGGCTTTTGAGCACTCCCCAAACGGATACGAGAAAGCCATAGCGTACGTTAGAAGAATAGAAAGAAAGACTTCAGAAAAATATTACATTCTTGAGAAGTAATGAACAAAACGAAACGCGCGAAAAGCAAAGCCAAAAAAGTCAAACATTCCCCGAAAAACGATCCGAAGACAGTGGACTATATACTGTGTCTCACTATGATCGTAAAGAATGAATCCAAGATCATAAAGAGATGCCTTGATTCTGTTAAAGACCATATAGACTATTGGGTTATAGTCGACACGGGTTCAACCGACGGAACACAAGATATAATTAAAAAACACCTTGACGGTATCCCCGGGGAACTGCATGAAAGCGAGTTCGTAAATTTTGGGTATAACCGAACTGAGTCACTAAAACTATCTAAAGGTAAAGCGGAATATACACTTTTAATGGACGCTGACTTAGAGCTTAAAGTAATGAACCTTGACTTTAAGGAAGAGTTGATAAAACAAAATAAAGACGGGTACCTCCTAATTGAATGCTCGGGCTTAAACAAAGACGGATCATATAAGGGCTTCAGCTATAGGAACAGAATAGTCTTAAGAAACAGCCTAGACTGGGTTTTCAAAGGGTCAACCCACGAGGTAGTAGACCTAAAAGAAGGCGAACCTAACTGTTTAATATATGACGGAATCTGGATCCACAACAGATACGATGGAGGGAGCAAGTCCGAAAAATATACCAGAGATATTAGACTTTTAAAAAAAGACCTAGAAGACGACCCAAACAACGACAGGGCAATGTTTTACCTAGGTGAAAGCTATATACATCTAGCCGAACAAGAGGGAATAAACAGAGAAGACCTAAGGTGCGTTGAATTACTGCGAAACGCAACCAAATGGTACAAAAAAAGGTCAGAGATGAAAGGCACTTGGCCTCAGGAAATTTATTACTCTCTATTCAAAATGGCTCAAGCCAAGACGTATCTAAGCGGGCAAATAGATATCTTGGGATACCTTAAGGCTTACAACTTCAAACCTTCTCGCCTAGAACCTATTGAAAAAGTGCTCCGACACTGTAGGGAAAACGAATTATACAACATAGGATATATGTTGGGTAAGGCCGCTATAGACAACGAAGAAAAACTAGAAGACGACGCGCTATTCGTTGACGGGGACGTCTACCTATACGAAATGCTTGACGAGTTTTCCATTTGCGCGAGTTGGTCAGGGAACAATAGAGAAGCCGTAAAGGTAATGGAGAGCATTATCCCTAAAATAGAAGGAGAGGTAGAAAAAGAGACCGAAGATAGGATAAAAGAAAATTTAAAAATTTGTAGAGAACTGCTATCCAAGAACGTATAAACAAGTGGGAACACGCTGGCGGAAGCGTGCTGCCACACGAGAGCCCCTTCGAACAGGTTTCTATGTTTACCTAAGTAGACGGGGCTTGACTTTTAGTGTATTAAAATAAAGGAAAACCAATGACGACATTTATAATATTATTGATATCAGCGACGCTTAACGCAGCGCTAGGATACTGGGTATATACCCTAAAGAAACCGGCCTTCAAAAAAGCCGCAGCCGAAATAAAAGAAGCGGCCGCAGCAGTTAAAGATATAGGCGACAAGTAAAACCGGGAACTATCACCCAACCGGATAGGGGAGTATACCCCAACGACAAGAGAGACGAGACCTATACACTTTTCTTTCCTAAGGAAAACCTCATTTAACTTTGGCACAATTCCTGCAGTACAGTATTTGTTATGTTTATTAAACGTATACTCAAGATCGGGTTGGTAGCTATTGTGGCGTCAGCGTTAACAACTATACAGGCTCAGCCTGCTCCTAAGCCAGATAAGCCTACAAAGGAGAAGCCTGAACGCGGTGGCAAGAAGTGGGATTCCGAAAAGGTTAAAGAGCGACTTAAGTCTGCTTTTGATAAGCGTAAGAAACGTCGCGGAGACGCCAAGAAAAGGGGCCACAAGATTCATGACCACAAGAAAGGCGGAAGTTTTGGTAAGCTTGTAAGAGACGACGCCAAGATTAAGGAACTGAAAGAGGCTTTTGCTGCTGCCGCCAAGAAAGGTTGGAAGGGTTTAGACAGGAAAGCGTGGAAAGGTGCCACGGACGACGAGAAGAAAGCTCTTAGAGAGAAAATGGCCGCTGGGAGAAAAGAGTGGTACGAGAAGATGAAATCTCATCGCGAGGAGGTCGGCAAACGCATTAAGGAAATCCGCAAAGAGTTTAAAAATAATCGTGATAAGGTGATCGACGGAAACGATCCGGGCGAATGAAAGGGTGAGGATCTTGTTATACAATACCACAAATTGTATAACAAGAACCCTATTATACCCCCTCTAGCATAGCGGAGAGGAATCTCAAGTCTACCGCAGAAGTGAACTGGGAGTTAAGGATACCAAGAAGCAAAGTAGGAATTGTTATAATAAGAAGACCCGCACACCAAGGTGGAGACATCATAATAAGATAATTAGTTCAGAGTTAGTGGATACAGAGACTAAGAAGGGGGGAGCTTCGGCTCCCTCTTTTTTATTTTATAACACTTAATATTGCTATATGTTTTAGCAAATCTATTTGAGTTTCTATAGTAATGCGCCTAGCTACGATAGTCCTAGGGTAATTAAATTCATAGTCTAGCCTCACGCCTTCTTCTCTTTCCCTTGGTGTTATTATATCTTCTATGTAGTCTAGCATGCCAACTCTTTTCATAAAGCACCAATATAGATCTTTCATTTTTTGGGGAGACTCAACTAAAACGTCTAGTTTGTAGTCGCATCTTGAAACAGCAGTAACATACCTAAAAGGCAGCGTTTCTGTAGGTGGTTCAGTTAGTCCTGCAACTATTATTAAGTTCACACCTCAAGTAGTTACACTTGTCGATTTAGCGTGTATATACCTAGCACCTGACGATCAGGGCGCGAGTTATGAAAAAAAACGAAAGTATGAAAACATTAACAATAACTAAAGTTGGAACATGGTCACTAGCGAATTTCGCTGGCCTACTCGGAGTCATTACAGGAGCAATAAAAGCTATTATTCTGCCTGTTTTGGCCTCAATTGGGTCGGGAGGACTCGCGGATGTTGACGCCGCAGTAAGGAGCGTCAGCACCGCTGTTTCTGCCGATATCGCAAGCGTTGCCGCTTTTGGTATAGCAGGGTGGGTAGCTGGCTGGGTTTACGCATGGATAACAAACTGGGTATTAAAACTCACTAAAGGCGTAAACTTCGAGACGAAGTAAAACCAATCAAGAGTAGAGCCCCCCGTTTAACTATGGGGGGCTTTGCTGTACAGGACCACGTACATACGGGACTAAAAGTCCCATTTCTTTGATTCTCTACTTCCTAGATATAGGGGTATTCTGTCACACCTACTTAAAAAAACCTTTATTTTAACTGTTTTTGGGCTGGCACGGAGCTTGCTATAGGTAAGGCCATGAGTGCTACAATTAACACTACTAGATTATTCGAGCCTTTCATTAACACCTTGGTCGGCGTTATAGATTCAGAGTTTCAGCCTTTTACCTTCCCTGAAGGAGGGAGATGGGAAAATTCAGGCTTTGAACAAAAAGAAAACAGCTACCTTCTGGAACTCGAAGTTCCGGGTTTTTCCAAGAAAACCTTAGCTATAACCGTGAACCAAGACAATTTAAGGGTAAAAGGCAAAGTCAAAAGAAACGAAAAGGATCACACTATAGATAGAATCTTCTCTATCCCTATAGACGTTGATACCAAAGCAGTTAGCGCAAAGCTAGAGAACGGCCTGTTAGCGATTACCCTTTCTAAACTTACCCCACCCAAGGAGTCAGTTATTAAAATAAACTAAAGGTAAAAAAACCTTGACTAAAGAGCAGAAACGCGGTATACCCTTCATATGGGTTGCCGCGTTTCTTTTGTCGGCCTAACGGGCTTGGCGGGTTCAGGAAAGGATTTATTCTTTTCTTTAAGTAGAGATATCTTAAAGAAGAAGCGTAAGCCTGCATGCCGAGTATCTTTGGCGGACGCACTAAAAGAGCAAACAAAATCCACAATCAAGTCTATGTTTGGGATAGACCCAACCAACTGTTCTAGAGAAGAAAAAGAAAAAATAAGGGAACTTTTAGTCTTTTATGGAGCAGTAAAAAGAAGAGAAACAAGGGGTAGGTTTTGGATAAAGAAGGCTGAAAAATCGATATCAGTTATAAAGCAGCACCTTCTGGTGGAGCATGTGAAGCATGCTGTCATTTTCATAACAGATATAAGGTATGACCATTACGCCAATGACGAAAGGCATTGGATACAAGAAGAATTAGGGGGGCAACTGATTCATATATCAAAATACAAAAGGGAACTTACGTTAGACGAGTCCTTAAATCTTAAGGAAGCTAAGACTCAGGATCTCCCCCCTAACCCGCAAGAAGCTCGGTTTGACCCTCTCCTTTCTGAGGCAGCGGATGTAAATCTTATATGGGGAGAAGAGGATTCCCCCGACAATCCGGAATTAATTAAGGTAGTTAATTCGACTTTGAAAAAGATAGGTGTAATTTAAAGAGTACAACCGTGAACCGACAGTTTGTTTTCGACTCCGAAGCTACTAGACTGAAACAGGTAATCTGTGATTTACACTGCCTCGTAAGCTCCTTGATAAACAATAAGGGTGAAAAACTAAACGGAGAGCTGAAAGCGATGGAGGACATAGCAAATAAAACTATCGAAATCAAAAAGCAACTAGAAAACTCAAACAGTAAACTTCTCCAATGACCACAAGCATATCAGAGTTCGAAAGAGAAAAACCGATACAGGCTTACGAATGCCTTAATAGGTTAATCAAAAAATACTCAACTCAATGCTTCGGAGAGGAAATGGACGACAAGGACGCCGCAATAAAAGAAGTTTCGAAAGAGGTTAAAGACGACTTGCTAAGATTTAAAATCATCTTTCTGTCCGGAAAATAAAATGCCCAAGGACGTATTAGAAATAACAAAAAAAGACCTCGAGTACTACCTGCAAGGCTTAAATGCAGAAAATAAATTATTCTCTGACTCAGCGTACGCAATCCTAGAAGAACAGTGGCTGATCGGGGAAGGGTACAAAGCTTATAGAAAATGGCTAAACCTAGGAGGTTTAGGTGAATGGAGAAATAATTGGGACTGCGACAATCTGGCGGTCTCCTTTAAGCTCTACCTACAAATGCTTCACGCTAAACATAACCCATATACATTTACCGACAGGTGGAAAGATAAAGTGGAGAACATGACAAACGTAGAATCTGTCGCCGTAGGAGTCATTTACTATAAGATGGAGAGAGAAGGCAGTTCGTCAATGCACGCCATAAACATGGCTTTTTGTCCGGAAGGTTACGAGTTTTCGCCCAACGGCAACTTTCATACCCTAAAGAGACTATACATAGAGCCTGAAGACGGAACTATAAAGAAACTTACAGAAAAAGAGGAAGCATCGATATGGTACGTAAATTTTTAATAAAAGCCTTTGGCCTAAAGGACTACATGAAGAAAAAGCAGGAAAAGGAAATTTTCCCTAAGCCTCATTATGTCGGCTGCTGCTCCGGGGAAGAGCATAGACAAGTGGAAGAAAGCAAGAGAGAACTAGACAACAGAGGCAATTAAATAATACTATGGGAATGTTCGACGAAATATTAGTTCCAAAATCCTACCTAAGAGGGCTTCTTAAAAAAAGAGACGAAAGATTCTTTAGCAAGGATCATCTTTTCCAAACTAAAGATCTAGACAACGTTATGGATTTATATAAAATCCATAGACAAAGACTATACAAACTTGATCGGTCGACGAAGGACGCAGAAGAAGAGAAAAAATGGAACATCGTCAAAGACAACATAGAGATTAACTTCCACGACATAGTCAAGAGTAAAAACGGCGACGAACATTCAGTAGAGTTTGAGTTTAGCTTTAAAAACGGCAGGGTGGACCAAAAGAAGCTCGTTTCCCTTGCTCTTTCCAAGACGAAAAAAGAAATAGACTCCTCGGCGGAGATGTGGGACACTGAGCAAGAGATACTTAATGCGTACAGGGAAAGCTCCTTTAAATATAAAATATTTTTATTCTTGGAGGAACGTTTCCGAACAATGACTAACTGGGCGAGAAAAAAACATAGTATACCTATAGAAGTAAGAAGAGATGCTTACGAAAAATCCGGAAGACTTGAGTTTGATCCAGACTGCTTAAAACTTTATATCGACCAATAATGACCCAACCCCAAAACGAAAACAGAGCCTACGAAGCTTTTATAGCCTTACCGTACGTCGCCACCCCTCCCCAATCGCGAGGGGAAAATAAAGCAAGGAACATGGTGGAGCTTAGGTTGATAAATAATGATTTTTATTGGCTAAGGAGAATCGATGCTTCGAGCAGGATAGAAGCAGCTAAAAAAGCGAGAACTTGGTTCTTCGTAACTAAAAGAAAAGAAGAAGTCACTCGAAAATTAAGGATAGAGGACAGCCTTACGGTAACCGATCCTTACGAAGAGGTAGTTTACGAAGAGAAGCTTAAATGCTGCGGGTGGAACTATAGGTTCCTTGAGGGGGACGTTGTGGACCGTTTGATTTTCGACTCCAAAGGAAGATTAAGAAAAACGACCAGAGAGAAAGGCCCCGGACACATATGCCCATCTATAGAATGGAACACTAACGCGAAGGTAGGCAGATGGGTCGATCGGAAAGCTACGTTAAGCACGGGCAAGAAGTATATCTACTACAACAGCTTAACGGAAAAATTTATCGCTAGAATAAGAATAAAAAACCAAAGAACAGTAGGTCATAAAGTCAAAATAATCCACGACGCAAGGACGACCAGAGCAAACGGAAAACGGGTCTGGAACAGGTTTACGGCAATAGCCCACACCAAAGGCCGAAGGGTACAAGACAGAAAGTATAAAGAATTTAGGCTTGAGGCCCAAAACATGTACGAAGCAGAGAAAGAGACTAAAGAGCTGATAAAGCAGTTTTGTGAGTCATGATCGAAATAAAAAAAGAGCTGCTTATTCAATTCATAAACTTCGCCAACGAATGTTGCGGCGTAATGGATGACGACTATGTGGCCGAATGGCTTCTGACAAAAAACTCCAGCCTCAACATGGAAACACCTATAGAGCTGTTCTCGGAAGAAGCCGGCAGAGAAAAACTCTTTAGGCTTTTATATTTTATAGAGATAGGGGAAGCTGACCTAATTTAACGAGCATGGATGTATGCGTTGAATGTGAGAAAGGCTCAGTAGAAATTTACTTGACATTTGTACACAAAGAAGGAAAGTTAGTTCTCGTTTGTGATGACTGTAGAAAAGAAAAAATTGCCAGCACCTCTAGAAGGCCTTAATAAAACTTGGTTTATAGACATTGACGGGACGGTGGTAAAACACCTCGGGAACGACTACCTAGATGAAGCTATAGAAAAAAATGGAGACTCCAGCTACCTTTGCGAAGAACCCATACAAGACAGCGTCAGCTTCCTTAGTTCTATTTCGCCTTCAGATATCGTAGTTCTTACCACCGCAAGAGATAGCAGGCACGCGCCCCATACTATAAAAATGCTTAAGTACTACAATATAAGATACGACAAAATAATGTTCGACTTAAAATCTGGCCCTCGGTATCTAATTAATGATATTAAACCTGCGGGGACAGCGGGAAATAAAGAACCCATCGAAACAGCTTTTGCGATAAACCTAGAAAGAGACAAAGGTATTGATCAGTCACAAATTTTATAGAGCCACGCTCTGTGAATAAAACAAAATAAATAAACATCATGAAAGAGTTCTTAAGTTATAAGACTATGGTAACTCCGGGAATCGTAAAGGTTCTTAGTTATATTGGAATGGTAGTAGCCCTTATCGCTGGCTTACTTGCCATGGCGGTGGATCCACTTACCGGTATTGCAACCGCTATCTTGGGGCCAATAGCTGTTCGCATATACGCGGAAGTGATGCTAATTATGTTCGAGATACACGGCGAACTTAAAAAGCTAAACGACAAGTAGATATAAACCGGGCCTTTAGCTCAGCGGTTAGAGCAGTCGACTCATAATCGATTGGCCGCAGGTTCAAATCCTGCAAGGCCCAGTTTTTTTTGCCCCGATGGCCGAATGGATAAGGCAACAACCTTCTAAGTTGTAGATTGAAGGTTCGAATCCTTCTCGGGGTACCATTTATCATATATGAAAAAACCAAAAAAAGTTAAAAAAACATGGGGCCACGAACTCTGGCTCGCTAATAATAAAGAGGAAGACTACTGTGGTAAAATTCTACACATTAAGAAAGGATGCTCTACCTCGATGCACTTTCACTCGAACAAGCATGAGACATTTTACGTCTTATCTGGAAACCTAAGGGTCGAAATGATTAACACACTTATAGGAAAAAACACCGACTACCTTATAAAACAAGGAGGAACGTTCGAAATAAACAGGAACGAACCCCATAAGCTGATAGCCGAAAAAGGGGCTGTCGAATTTATAGAAATAAGTACATTCCATGAAGATGGTGACAGCTACAGAATCTCGCGCTAAAGTTAATTACGGTTCATCAGAATATTGGATCGCTTACGCGGAAGATATTCTTAGCAGAACTAAAATCAATCAGCCTTGGCTTTCTGAAATAAAATGCGCCGAAATCGGCCTCGGTCAAGCGGTAAAAGAAGGTAACCCCAAAGCGTTAGAGCTAAAGCATCTATTATGGATGAAGAAACAAAAAAATGATTACAAAATCGCCGAAGACAACGTAAACCAAATCGGCAGAAAAAGTCGTAAATCTAGTAAAAGCTACCATAAATAACAAAAAACCCCCGAAAAATAAAAAATGAAACAAACACTACTATCCCTTCTAACTGTTATTATCCTTTGCGGATGCTCGTACACATGGGGGCCTCCCTTGCAAAACGACCCGTACCGAAACATAGCGCACAAATACTACGTAATCGATATCAACTCGGATACGCCTGACGCTTTCTTTGAGACGTACAAGGAGGCTTCGATTTATCAAAAAGATTTCGCTGAAAATCACGAATACGTTATAGTAAAGACCAGAGGCAAGTATAATATTTACAACATGGAGCCAAGCATTAGCTTAAGTGAAAAAAAGTATAAAAAATAAAATAGACCTAGAGTTCGAGGAGGTTTTCTTAAAGGTAGAAGACTGGAAAAGAGAATCAGCTACCAATTCAAGCAAAGAGGCGAGAACCCTTTACCTTGAAAACCTAGGCAGAATCAAAAATGTTCTTGGCTCGTTTAACGAAGAGCCGTTGAGAGTTATAACTTAATGAATAGAGTATTAGTAATAGGAGACAGTTGCGAAGACAGATTTACCTACGGTACTTCCTATAGGCTTTGCCCTGACATACCAGCACCCGTCTTTATGCCCAAAACAGACGTCATTAATTCCGGCATGGCTGGGAACGTTTACGAAAACCTGAGAGGCTTTGGGTTAAAATGCGACCTCATAACAAATACAGAGAAAGTAATAAAACAAAGATACATAGACGAAAAAACCAACCATACCTTTTTGAGGGTCGACACGAACGACAAAGTGAGAAGAGCCGTCTTCGACCCCACGGAAATAGCAAAGAAAAATTACCAAGCTATAGTTATAGCTGATTACGGAAAAGGATTCCTGCACGAACAAGATATAAATCTTTTATGCAATATCAACGACAACGTATTCCTAGACACCAAAAAAGTCCTAGGAAACTTTTGCCGCAGAGCCAAGTTCATAAAAATAAACTCCCCTGAATTTGAAGAGATAAAGAGCATAATAGATCTGAAAGACTGGGAAGATAAACTTATAGTAACGCTAGGAGACCGAGGATGCATGTATTACAGACCCAATGGGTTTAATTATTTTACAACCGAGAGCGTTGATGTTTTCGACCTTACCGGAGCAGGGGACACATTCCAAGCGGCGCTGGTGTCCTGCTACATAGAAACAGGAAGCATCGATGAGTCTATAAAATTCGCAAACGATTGCGCCGCCAAGGCTGTTCAAAAGAAGGGGGTCGTTTCAAGCTTGTAGCGAAAAAAAGCGAACATTCCCCGAAAAACAATCGAGCAATAGTGGACTATAGATGAAAGACGAAAACCAAAAAGAGTACTCCAAAACAAAGAAAGGGAAAGAGGCTATCCGTCGCGCGCAACAAAAATACGACGAAGAAAACATTGAAAAACGACGCCTACAGAAAAAGAATTATATGAGGCGCAAAAGGTCGAAGGATCCCAGCTATTGCAAATGGAAGGAGAAATAAAATGCCCGCTTTGCGAATTAAAGGTTAAAATTCGCGTATACGAAGACTCTGATCCGAGATGGATCATTGTGGACTGCATGAATTGCCTCTTGCCGATGAGCGTCTGGAGAGGAGACCCCTTACATACTATGGAGGTAAGCCCTTCGGATCGCCTAAAAATGGAGGAAGCCCTTGTAAAGATAGCTAGGGAGACGTTTGGGAACGAAGACTTTTACATAGATAAAAAACAGAACGAGATTCCCGACCACCTACACTGGCACGCTAGACCAAACGGCTGGAAGCCTAGAAAATTAACGTGGAGAATTAAAAACAAAATAAGAGACTTTTATAGAAAATGTACCAATACAAAGCTAAACTAATAAGAGTAGTGGACGGAGACACGGTAGACGCGTTAATAGACTGCGGCTTCAGCATATTTAGAAAGGAGCGAATAAGACTATACGGTATAAATGCTCCAGAAAGCCGCACAAGAGACAAGAAGGAGAAGAAAAGAGGCTTAGCAGCCAAAGCTCGGCTCAAGGAACTCATTAAAGAAGGGAAAAACAAATTTATGGTAGAAACTAAAATAGATAAAAAAGGGAAATATGGCAGGCTTTTAGGTACGCTATATAATAACTCGATAGAGTTAACGAATTATAATCAAACGCTAGTTAAGGAAGGCCACGCGACAGAATACCTCGGAGGGTCAAGATGAAGCATTTTGTAGAAATAGGATCGGCCGATTTTAACACCCTCTTGCCCTTATGCGAACTAGGGTGGAAAGGAGTTTGCGTTGAACCAGTAGAGACCTTGGCTCAAAACCTTAAAGAAGAGGTGAAGTCGAAAGGGTACCCTGTGGAGATTCTCAATTGCGCCATTTCTGATTTCGACGGAGATGCCGAACTTGTCGAAGTCACCCAATTCGACTGGGATGACGATAATAAATGGGCCATAGGCGTTAGCCATCTTTCCTCGAAACACGACAACGGCGAACGGTGCGGACGCCTTCTGGAAAACGTTAATCAAATAATACCCAGAGAATATAAGGATGTTCCATGCCAGACATTAAACTCTCTTATTAACTATTTACGAAATGAGTCCGTTGTATTTCGAGGCTTCGAAGACGTAATAGATTTTATGAGAATTGACACGGAAGGCCACGAGGTTAATATCCTGAAAGCTTACGATTGGGAAATAAAGCCAAACGTAATAAAAGTCGAACACGTTCACTGCGATAAGGGGTCTTTAACGACGGTGCTTGAAAATCAAAAATACTTTATACAGGAAGAACAGTATGACCTTTACGGACTACTGTAGCGACATCGTGCCGGAAGATTTCGAAGATGAGTATATTGTTTGGTTTTGGTAATGCCACCTTAGCTCAGTCCGGTAGAGCACTCGATTTGTAATCGAACGGTCCTTGGTTCAAATCCAAGAGGTGGCTCCATTTTTTTTGAAGTACTTTATGAAAAGTTTAGAGAAAAGGGTTTTTATTTGTTTTGTTATAGTTGTTATTGCTATATTTTTTACTGGCTGCAGTACCACTAAGTGGGAATGGATACCAAAGGAACAGCCTAACCCAAAAACCAAGCACGAAAAAGAGACCGGCGTAATTAAGGTCAACGTTTTAAAAGTTTCGTTTTGATAGATAAGGTATTTATAATAAGCCTAGAGAAAGATAAGCCTAGGAGGGACAGGCTGCTTTCCTTAATTAAGTCTGAATCTGACAAAAGCCTAATAGAAAAAACGTCACTTATAAAGGGAGTACATCACGCCCAAATAAACGAAAAGTTTCTATCGGATAATAATTTCGACTACTATAAGGACTGGGTTCTAACAGAGGCTCAATGCGACGAAATCGCAAGCCAATACCCCAACGAAGAAGGGCACAGCATAGGACGTTCTCCTTGTGAAAGATTTTACAGAACCCCTCTCAAGAATGGGCAGATTTGTTGCCTTATCGGCCATATTCAGTGTTGGAGGCAAATAGTGCATAAAGGGTATGATAGCGCCCTTATACTTGAAGATGACTCTTGGTGGACCGGATGCTTAAGTAGCGAGCTTGAATATTTGAAAAATCTAAAACTTCAAGAAAACAATATCGACTTTTGCTTTTTGGGTAGAGAGCCTCACCTAGATAGACTGGAGTCGGATTGGGCGGTAGACCCAAAATACGTGATCCCTAATTATAGCTACAATAGCCACAGCTATATCTTGACTTACCAAGGAGCAATCAAACTGCTTTCTCAAGAGCCACATAAAAAACTAATGAGTGCTGACGAATTCCTTGGAGCTTCTTACTGTTATCACCCTAGGTCCGACTTGAGAGACTTAATAAAAACAAACCTCAACGCTATAGCAGTAAATTATCCTAGCGACGAACGTAGCGGAAATCAGCTAATTTATCAAGCTACCGGCTACGAAACGGGCCACGAAGGAATAAGTCACACTAATATATAGCGTAAAACTAAGCGTCCAATGAAACCCAAAATACTTTTAATTGCAGACGTAAGGGATTGGATATTCCAAAGGCACTGTTATTATATCTCTGAAATACTTGGGGATGACTTTATTTTTAACGTCTCTTACCATAGAGAAAATTACGGATACCACTTTGACGAAGACGCCTACGACTTAATATACCCTTTAGAGTTCAATCTGCTCCACCCGCAAAAGGAAGTAAACTATAAAAAATACATAACAGGTATAAGGTCTCACTCTTCGTGGTCGGGCTGGGAAGACAAAGAGCAACTAAAAAAATACTTAGAATCTAGGTTCTCATTAACTCACGTCGTCTCTAACGAACTTGGTAGGATTTTTTCAAAACTCCTGCATCCCCACTGTTACGCGGGGGTCGTGCAGCACGGAGTAGACTCCAGCCTTTTTAAGCCCCGTTCTAACCCTAGGATAAGCGAAGGCGTATTAGATATAGGATGGGCAGGAAACAGGCAAGCCGCTTCAAACAAAGGGTTCGATAGTATAATAAAACCCTTGGAAAACCTAAAGAACGTTAGGTTGAATTTTTGTGGATACTCGGATAATAATTTAAGCAAAGAAGGGATGTCGGATTTCTATAGATCTATAGACACTTATATTTGCGCCTCAATCGAAGAAGGGCACAACAACTCTTTAATTGAAGCGGCTTTCACCGCCAACTCTATCGTAACCACTGTTAACGGAACCGTTCCTGAATATTTAAAGCATGAAGAAAGTGCCCTTATAGTTAACAGAGATCCGTCTTCTTTCGTTTCAGCTGTGAAAACCTTAAGGGACGACCCAAACTACAGAGCGGTTATCGGCGAAAACGCTAGAGTTTCGGCTGTCAGCAAATTTGATTGGAACGCAAAAGCTATCGACTATAAAAACATGTTCGAAATGGCCCTGAATGAACTTTAAAGATATAACCAATTTAGCCGAAGAGGTGGTATGCATCTCCCTAAGAGACAGAAAAGACAAAAGGGACAAATTTGAAGAAAGGTGGAAAGGTGTTTTAGACTTCAGGTGGTTTATCGCCAACAGGCCCACGGAGGAAACCCTTAAGCAGTTTTTAAGGAATTTTAATGGAGGCAACCCAGAGAGCCTTAGCGAAATGGCTATTGGCAGGTGGGGGTGTTACCTTTCTCACTACGAGGTAATATCTTCAGCCCTAGTGAGAGGCGTAGAGTCTATACTTATACTCGAAGACGATAGTCACCCCGATAAAAACCTCATGAACCTACAAGTCAATAGCGTACCTCCGGATTGGGACGTTATCTACCTAGGCTGCAACGACTACGACACCATAAGCTCCCATCCCAGCACAAACCATACAACTGACCTTACTTGGACGGATTCGAATTCCTTAATGAACTTTAACGGATGGAAGAGGGTTAAGGCTTGGGGGACTTACGCAATGCTGATTAATAAAACGGCTTTTAAACCGTTCCTTAGAGAAATTAACGACTACACCTCCCTAGGGTACCAGTACAATCACAACATTAACGGTATAAGGGCTGACGGCATATATTATTTTTACCTTTGGAAGAAAATGAGTTTTTACTTTTGTGAAAACTTTGTTTCTCACGACTATTCTTTTGAATCTGACATCCAAGAGGTGTAATATAAACATATGGAAGAAGCAGCACAAAGCTTTATAGGTAAACAGGGTTGGCTTTTCGCGGTTGGCGTTTTAGCTATCGTTTTTAATAGCTTAATCTCCAGCAGTGCGCAAGGAGTACTACTTTGGTGGAGTAAGCAGTACCAACCAGACGACATTGTCTTTGTCGGAGGCAGGAAGGCTAGAATCGTTAGGATCGGAATGAGGGAAACCGTCTTTTATTTCGAAGACACCTCCACTAAAGTTACGATCCCTAATGAAAACATAAGAGGAATGGGTATAGAAAAAGAAATAAGACCCATGAATTTCAGTAAAAAATAAATGGATTCTTGGGAGACAGGGTCGTATTCCGCATCTTATGGGTCTGATTCTACCTATTTCCTGAACTATAATGGACGAGTAGAAGCTTACCAAACCGAAGATAAAGAGACCGTATCCCGACTTAATCCGATGATTCCCCCAGAGACAACCTCAGTTCGTAGTAATATCCCTAAGGCTATAGGCCTTTTAGATCAAATTATAGACCAAGCTAAAGAAGACGATGAACTCCAAAAAGCTTACGCAATTAAAGTCGGAAAAGGGTCCCAAGCTATAGGGGAGAGCTGGATGGTATTCCACCTTAAAGCGCTAAAGGGGTTATTGAGCGCATAAAATGTAGACAAACGCGGGTCCGGGGCTTATTATTTTTATAAGGAGTATGTTTAGAGCGTTTAGAAAGCTGTTTAGCAGGGAAAGAGAGTGTCCCAAATGCGGGTACCAAGGTCTATCTAGAGATTTCAAAAGAGTAACTTCACAAAAAAACACCATGAATAAACAAGAAGCAGAACATATATTGAAACTTAGTCAAAACGAAGGTGCAGGCAGCAGGCCTAGCCCTAGCGCTATAGAAGGAGCTAAAAGATTTTTAGCCGCCCAATCCGGAAACGTAGGAGACGGTGGTACCGGACCGTCAGGAAACGTAGGTGACGGGGCCACAGGAGCCACGGGAACCATTGATAACACAGGAGCCACAGGAGCCACAGGAGCCACGGGAACCATTGATAACACAGGAGCCACGGGAACCATTAACGACGCAGGTGCCACAGGTGCCACAGGTGCCACAGGTGCCACAGGCGCTTAAGCAACCCTCTCCATTAGGAAACAGCGCTCCTTTAACTAGGGGCGTTTTCTTTATTTAAATGGCTTCTAAAGAATGCAAATTAATTACCTTATCTTATTTAGATTACATAACCGACAGATTCAAGGAGGAGGGTATTGATTATTGGCTGGAGTACGGCTCCCTCTTGGGAGCAATAAGAGAAGGCGGAATAATACCTCATGATTACGACATAGATATAGGGGTATGGAGTAAGGATCAAAAATTAATAAAAAAAATAATACTGGAAAACAGTAGAGGTTTTAGGTTTGAATGGCAACATTCCAAGTGGAGCGGCAATTATAATATGTGGACCATCTGTCCGGTGAAACCTGACGGTCAAACAAGTGGAGTTACATTAGATATCTATTATTTCGAAAAGTATAAAAAAGGCACCATGACTGGCCCATTAGTCTATACTGAGTCGGAAGCGCCGTATTGGAAAGACAGGAAAAGAGGGTGCTTCCTCTCTAAAAGTTATTATTATGAAAATTTAATAACCTCGGATTTCGAAAATAGAAAGCTTCCAATCACTAAATATTATAAAAAATACCTCGATTACCTATACGGGAAGGATTGCGTAGAAATAAAAAAAATAAAACACAAAGACTACAACGACACAGAGATTCCTTCCTCGAAAAAAGCGGACCCTATAGTCGGCCACACTGAAGGAGTTTTCGATTGCCTACATTACGGACACATAAGGCTTTTTAAAAAAATGAAAGAGGTTTTTGACAAAGTCGTTGTCAGCTGCACAAAAGACGATATTGTTAGAACATACAAGAGTCCTAGTATAGATGATTACGACACCAGAATGAAAAAAGTTTTAGAATGCGAGCATGTTGACCAAGTGCTCGAACCTCCAAACGGAAGTATAGTATCCGTAGATTACATGAATGAAAACGGACTTGACTACATAGTTCACGGAAAAACAGAAGAAAAGTTTTTAAAAAGATGGTACGATGAGCCTATAAAAGAAAAGAGAATGATTCTTTTTGAAGAAACCCCCGGAATCAGAACTACAAATATAAAAAATGAGAAACTACACCCTAAAAGAACAATGACATAGACGATTTGAAAACGCGACGCCAATACAAAATTAAATGAAACAAAAAAACGCATTAGACGAAAACGGAAACGAAATGACAGCACATCTTCTTTCCCAAATAACAAAATGGAAGATAGAAGCAAACAGCGGCTACAACGACGGCTGGACTCGGAAGCACTACCAAAATAAATTAGACACTTTTAAATTCGCTATTGACAAGGCTTACGGTCAAGGATGACAAAAAAACAAAAGATTGCTTGGTGGGTAATTATTGTTATCGTATCGATATCGGTAGGTATATTTACCGGAACTTATTTGTCGAGCTGAGGTGATAGATAAAATTTGGCTGGAAAAACGAAAAAAATTGGGCTACTGGATATCCCCAACATTTATCGTTGCTCCGATTACCGCGGAAAAACTTTTGGAAAGAGGGTTTTGCTGCGGGCTAAAATGTAAAAACTGCCCCTATTTCCCTAGGTATAAAAAAGGCAACAAGACGAAAACAAATTTAAAAAAAAGTTAACGCCGGAAAACTTCCAAGAGATGATGCTCGAAGCCATAAAAAGCATGCTAGAAAAATAAGATGCTCTTTAAAAAGAAAAAATCCCTAGCGGAAGAATTAGAGCGGCGAATAAACGACATGGTTCCGATGGAGGATAGAGTTGTCGTAGAGGAAAAGATTGTTGACAGCTTTAGTTCTGACTTTATGGACTTCCCGCCACCGAACTTTTTTAAGAAATGGTTTTATTATAAGCCAAGCCATCTCTGGGAAAGGACGCGAGAAAAAATAAAGGACACAAAGCAAAGACTAACTACAGGCTTTCCTCACAACGAAGCCTATGGATTCACCGACTGGTTCGCTCAAGCGGCATTGCCAAGATTAAAATTCCTTCGGGATAATACTCAGAGCTTTCCCGACTTGACTGACGAACTGAAGAGATACGGTGAGGCAGACGCTTCCGACGAAGGGCTTGTAAAATGGAAAGAAGAAATAGATAAAATTATTT